CTACATCGGAACCTTGACGGTTACTTTACGCGGTCGCTGGCCGTTGCCCTGGACGAGCACAGTGATGATGCAGCTGTCGCCGGAGGGCTGAACGGAGAGCAGCTGCCCCCCGGTCTTCTCGACAACCTGCTGGGCGGCTTCACTGCAATCGCCTGCTACGCGCACCAAAAGGTTGTGCGTATTATCCGGTGAGGGCGACGGTACCGCCAGCCAAACGGCCAACGCTGCGACGCTCAGAGGAGAGGCCATGTGCTATGCTTTCGATGGATACCAACTTGACCTGACTATGTACTCAGGAGACCTGAATGGCAAATGAATGCAAGGTAATGTCGGGTGCTTGGGGGTGTCTAGGAGCATGCCGCAAGGCACCCGACGCCGCTGCTGTGGCCGGAAAGGCACGGTTGGCGGCGGCATTCGCGCCGCCGTGCCGCTATCGCCCCTGGACTCAAGGCTTGATCGCCGACTTCGCCGTCACCCGGCCATAGACCGCGAGCAACCCGCCCAGCGCTCCGGCGATATTGACGATCGCATCGACGATCTGAGAGCGGTCGCCGGATGCGATGTCCACACCCGTAAAGTGCAAAGCCGAAGCGAGGATCGCAACGACCGCGCCCCAGATGGTCTTCGAGCTGTACCAGTTTTTCAAATCAGGCATCGTCCTTCTCCTTCGGTTGAAATGTCACATCTGAAAGATCGCCCGCGCGGGCAATCCCAGCGGCACGCGCTCGCCGAGCTGGCGGATCGTCACCGCAAGGCTCGCCTGCCGCCCGCCGAAATCGAGCACCTCTTCGGCGAGCGGATAGGTCCATTCCGGCGTCGCGACCTCGACCGCCCGGACCACGACGTCGGCGCCATCAAGCACCTCGACCCGGTAGCGTTCGAAAGGCTCGTCGAGCGGAATATCGGCGCCGGTCCAGCTGTCGGCATTGTCGCGTCCGCGCCTTGTCCAGGAGATCACGGCATCGCCGGCATCCGTGCGCCGGCAGCGCAGGTGAACCGGGGCGAGCGGCGTTTCGGCGCGCAGACCGCCCGCGAACACGAACGGCCCCGCCATCGCAAGCGAACCGGCCGCCTCGGCGATCCAGTTGAGCGACAGGCCGGCCTCGTCGCTACGCAGGCCGAGCGGCTTGACCGCCTCGTCGAGCAGCACAAAGGCAGCGCCCTCGATAATGCCCGAGACCATCGCGTCCTCGGTGCCCGCAAGCCCGCGCAGCAAGCCGCCGAGCCGCCATCGCCCGGCCGCGATTTCCTCGGCCTGCAGGAAAGATAGGATCTCCCAGACGCCACCCACCGAGCGCACAGCCAGCCGATTGGCGCCGTTCAGCACCGCTATCTCGGCCGCCGAGGACAGTTCGCCGTAAGCGAGATCGACGATCAGCGCCTGGGACCAATCGAAGCGGCCGGTAACACCCGATGCAAGTGCCGACACAAGCGTTCCCATCGTTGCCGGACGGTCGAGCACCGCCCTGCCCCGATAGCCCTCCGTCGTCGCCGATGACGACAGACCGACGGTGCGCCAGGGCTTGGCGAAGACGGCACCGCGCGCGAAGCTCGTCGCCGCCTCGCCGTCGAAGCGTGGCAAATCCATGAGATGGACCAGCGGCCTGAACAGGTTCGACGCGGTGCCGCCGCCATTGCGGCCGTCGGTCACCGCAGGCGGAGCGCCGCCCGAGGACGGTGCGAAGGCTCGCGCCTCGATGCGGCGTGCATCGCCATCCTCGATGCGCGAGACCAGGAAGCGGCCATCGGGACCATCATTGAGCGAGACGACATCACCCGGCTGCACATCCAGCCGCCCCGGCGCCAGCGAGAAACGCAGCGAGCGGCGGGCGATGCGATTGTCGCGCAACAGCGCCTCGGCCGCATCAAGCGCCGTCTCCTCGGCAAGCACTGCGGGAAGATCCTGCTTGATCAGCCGGCTCGTCGCCTGCCCAGCGCGGTGCGAGCGGGCGCTTGCCTGCTCGTAGTCGAGATCGGGATTGTAGAAGGTCATCACCGCCTCGGCGGCGAAATCGCTGTCGTGGCCGCGTGTCTCCTGCCAAAGCGGTTCGTTCTCGCTGTCAACGAACGTCTCGATCCGCATCGCCGGCAGGCTGGCGCGTGTGCGCGAGCGGAACCGCAGGAGGCCGGCATCCTCGAAGGCATCGATCTGGAACGCCTGCAGCAGCGGCTCGATCAGGTCGCGGGCCGAACCGAGCTCGCCCTTGACGTAACCGATCAGGTCGCCGCTCACTTCGGTGACGTCGAAATCCGAAAAGCCATGGTCGCGCAGCACCGCCGCCACGATATCGGCCAGGGTGCCGGCGCCGAGCCTTCCGTTCAGCCAGTGGCCGGTGCGCCAATTGCCGCCATCGGACCAGACATCCGTTGCCAGCGGAAAAGCCGGAAACGGCCGCGCGTCCCAGCACCAGACGAAGAGATGCGAGGGATCGACCATGCCTTGGGGCGCGTCACCGCCTTCCCACCACAGATGGTGGGCCTCGAGAAAGCGGCGCTGCATGCTGTCCGAGCGCATGCCGGTGGAGAAATACGGCGCCCCGCTCTCCACCGACTTCGGGTCGGCGAAGACATTGGGCTGGTTGGCGCCCTTGTCGACGGCGCCGCAGCCAAGCTCGGTGAACCAGATTGGCTTGCCCGACGGCACCCATGCCGTGGGCGCCGCGCGCTCGGCGCCGCCAATGCGCTCGTAATGCGGATTGGCCCACCAGGCGGCGATATCCTTGTAGCGGAAGACCCAGGGCTTGCCGGCGAGACCATCGGTGATCGGGCTGCGCTGCCGGGCTTTGCGGGCATCGCCATCCGCGTAGTACCAGTCGAAGCCCTCGCCCGCGCTGATCGCCGCCGTCAGCGCATTTCGATCATCGGCAAGGCGGAAGCCATCGGGATTGGCGCTGGCCAGATCGTCGTCGCGCCAGTCGGCGAGCGGCATGTAGTTGTCGATCCCGACGGCATCGATATCGGGCGAGGCCCAGAGCGGGTCGAGATGGAAATAGACGTCGCCGCTGCCATCAGCCGGGTGATAGCCGAAATACTCGCTCCAATCGGCGCCATAGGTGATCTTGGCAGCCGGCAGCAGGGCTTTGACATCGCCCGCCAGCCGCACCAGCGCCTCGACGAAAGGAAAGGCATCGCCGCCATCGCGCAGGTGCGTCAGTCCGCGCAGTTCGGAGCCGATCAGGAAGCCATCGACCCCGCCTGCAAAACGCGCCAGTTGCGCATGATGCAGGATGAAGCGCCGGTAGCTCTCCTCCCCGCCGAGATAGGCCACATGGCCGCCCGCGATCGTGAAATCGCCCGCCTGCGCATTGCCGGCAAAGGTCTGAACCTGCCCGCGCGCGGCCGCCGTCCGGTCAGCACTGCCTGGCCGACCCGGCGCCGGATCGCAGGTAATGCGGCCGCGCCAGGGATAGGACGCCTGCCGCGCGCCGCCATAGGGATCGGCAAGCGCGTTGTCGGCGGGAATGTCCATCATCACAAAGGGATAGAGATAGACCTTAAGGCCTCGGCTCCTGAGATCGGCGATCGCCGACAGCACGCTGGCATCATCGGGCGTGCCGCCATAGGCCGGGCCGCCATTGTTGCGGCTGACGAGGTGGGCAGCGCCGCGCGTGATGCCGGAGACAGACCACGGCGTACTTTCCTCCGCGCGGCTCGCCACCTCGACACCGGGCACCACGCGGCATTGGCCGGCGCGCAGATCGGTGCCGAACCACGAGACCACAAGCGCCACGCGCTCGAGATTGGGGCAGAGCGCCATGAGCTCGTCGATCGAGATATCCCAATCGCTCGTGCCGCGCAGGCTGTTACGGTTGAGAATGCGGGCGCTGCCGGCGCCGATGCTCTCCGAGACCTGCGCGAGCTGATAGCCATGCTCGGTGGCGCCGGGGATGATGCAGACGGCCTTGATCTCACTCTCGAGCTCACCGACCGATCTGACGACCTCGAACTGCAGCAGCGGAATGCGGTTTCCATAGGCATCGAGCGGCAGCCGCTCGAAGACGGCGTAAGCAAGGCCACGATAGGCAGGCGCGTTGCCCGCCCCCTGCTTGGCCTCGATCAGCGGATCGGGCAGCTGCGCGTCGTCGCCGCGATAGACGCGCATCTCGATCCTGGTGAGATCCAGTTCCTTGCCATCGGCCCAGACGCGCCTGACATGCCCGATCGGCCCTTCCGCCAGCCCGACCGCGAGATTGGCGAAGTAGCGGAAGCTCTCGACGCGGGTGCCGCCGGTGGCCTTGCCGCCCTGCCGCTCGCTGGTCACCTCCTCCTCGAAGCGCGTCGCCCAGATCAGCGTGCCGCCGACACGCACGCTGCCATAGACGCGGTTGATCGCCGTGCCCTCGTCGGCGCCGGGAATGCGGGCGCTCGACAGATGCGCGCCGCGCACGGTGGAACGGCCGTTGATCAGCGCATGGTCGACGACGCTTCCGGCAAGCGCGCCCGCGGCGCGGCCGATGATCGCGCCGACAGGTCCGAAGACGCCGCCGAGTGCCGCGCCGGCGGCCTGGAAGAGGAGTGTTGCCATCTATCTCTCCGGAAAACGAAAGACGCCCGAAATGCGCCGGCGCCAACTCGGCACCAGCGGCGATGTGACAACCGCCGCCTGCTCGTAGGCATGGATGAACTGCCGCTCGCCCGACAGGATACCGGCATGCTTGGCGGCGAGTTGCGGGCGCCAGCGAAACAGGAGCACGTCGCCCGGCCGGGCCTCGACAAGCGGCAGCGGCGGGCCGAAATGCCGGAATGCCGCCTCCATCAGTCGATCCCCGCCGCCGCGCTCGGCCCAATCCGGCGCATAGGGTGGCGGGCGCTCCGGTTCCTGTCCGTAAAGCTCGCGCCAGATGCCCCGGATCAGCCCGAGACAATCGCAGCCGACGCCCTTCAGCGAGGCCTGATGCCTGTAGGGCGTGCCGATCCAGCCTTCGGCCAGCCGCAGCACTTGCGTTGAAATGTCTGTCATTTGAACAGCGCGCTCCCGTCATGATGGGTCTCGCCATCGGCGTAGGTGTAGGCGAAATCGGTGCCGGGGATGTGCGGGAAACCGCGGAAATTCAGGCGGTTGGCGAATTTCGTTCGACAGGTGGAGAAAGCCTTGTCGCAGCCCGCAGTCAGCACTACGCGGTCGCCCACACTTGGGGTGGCCTCAAGCGGCAGCCAGAGCGCCACCTCCAGCAGACCGTCCTTCACCGCATGCGTCTCGATCTCCAGCCGCTGGCCCTGATTGTCGCCATCGAGAAAGCTCAGCACGCCGAAACGGAAGAAGCCGTCTGCCACGGCGCGGACACCCGAAAGCAAAATCCGGCTGGCATCCGGCACCGAGGCCACCACGCCCTCGGCGCGCATCGCGGGCGCCGAGAGATCGACGCCGCATCTTTGATCGCCAAGCGTCGCGTCGCAGCGCCGGCCATAGACGCGGCCCTGCGGCTCGCCGAGGCGGCTGGCGAAGCTGCGGAGTTCCGCCTGAAACTGGCCGGCATCGCGCGTGACGTCGCCGATCTCCTGCACCTTCAGAAGCATATTCTGCTCGGGGTCCGCCCAGTTGACGAGATGCACCTCGACGCGGGCGCCGTCATAGCGGCCGCGCGTCAGATCCTCCTCGGTGATCGCCGCGCTGGAAAAGCCGCCGGCAACATCGCTGGTGGCGGCCGGCAAGCCCGCCTCCTCTTCCGCCGCACTGGCGGAAAAGCCGCTCGCCGCCAGGAAGGTGGTGCCCGCGAATGTCAGATCGTGATCGTGTTCGGTAAAGCCGAGCACGACGCCATCGCGGCGCGTCACCCGCCAGGCGTGGCAGAGCGTCGTGGCGTCGCTTGCAAGATGCGCGGCGAGCGCGTCCGGAATATGCCTCATGGCATGATCTCCATCAGCGGAATGGTGGGAATGCGCCCTGCATTGAAGGCCGAGAGGTTGACGTCGATGCGCCCGGTCGCAAAGCGCACCGGCACGTCGAACAGGAACCCCGCCGTCACCGACGCCCCCTCCGGCGGAACGGCATCGGCCGCGAAGGTGACGATGCCGGTCGTGGGGTCACACACGAACGCGGACGACGGCTGCGGCACGCCATCCACCGCGACGACGACCGAGCCTTCGACCGGCTTGGCGATCCGACGCGTGCTGCTGGCCCCGGCATCGCCATAGGTCTTGGTGAGCGGGAACGCGACGGTCACGCCATCGCCAGTCCCGATCGGCTGATCGCCCGGTCCGATCTCTGCACCCGGGCGTGTGGATGTCCAGTCGATGGGATCGCGGAAGCGGAAGCCATAAAGCTCGCCGCCACGGGCCTCGAAGAACTCCAGCACCTCGTAGAGATCCGCCACCGAGCGCAGGCCGGAGCCCGCATCATAGCTGCGGCGCGCATCGCGCCAGCGGCTGTTGCGGCTTTCGCGGCCGTTGGAGAGATTGACGATATCAGTGCGCCGGACCGGCCCGCCGCTCGTCGACAGCGACAGGCGCAGCGGAAAGCGCACCTCGTGGAAACCTGACATCATCACCTCACAGGTTGCGCTGGCCGCGCATCGCGGTGCGCGCCAGCATCGAGGAAATCTGCGCCTCGCTCTTTCGGAAGCTCTCGGCATCCGTCGCGGTGACGTTGAAGACGATCTGCGGTGCGGCCGCACTCCCCGATGCGGCGACGCCGAGCGAACCATCGGCACCGCGCCGCAAGGGCAGGATCGCCTCGCTGCCCGCCTCGCCCATCAGCCCCATGTCGCCGCCAAGCGGAAAATAGGTGGGCTGCGAGACGACACCGCCATCGGCGAAAGGCAGCAGCTTACCGGCGCCGCCGAGGAGGCTGGAGGCGGCGCCCGAGAGCATCGTCTCCAGCGGCTTCAATCCAGCCTGCAGCGCGATATCCGTCATGCGGTTCGCCAGCCCGCGCAGCACATCATCCAGCCCCTTGCCGCCCGAGACCGCGCTGCGCAACGCCCCTGATAGTGCCGAGCCGAAGGAGCGCGAGCTGCCCTCCAGATCGTCGAGTGCGCGCCGCAGCGTCGCGGCCTCGTCGGTCATGGCCGACAGGTCGGTCTGGTCATCGGTCATGGTCGTTCCTCGTTTCGGATGTTGCCCGGCTGTCCGGAAAGCGGGCCATCAGCCCGTCGAGATCGGCGCGCGAGACGGTGGCGCGCGGTGGCGAAAGCCCGCCGGCGGCTGCGTGAAACTCGACCGGCGTCATCGCCCAGAAGGATTGCGGGGGAAGCCGCAGCAGGCAGAGACCGACATGGAGAACCCGCGCCCAGGGGAAAGGCGCAGGCCCCGCACTGTCCGTCGTCTTCACGCCCGCTGCGGCTAGAGGGGGCGCGCGGAGGCGTCAGCGCCATCCCCCGAAAACGTCGCCGTCAGCAAATCGCCGACGATCGCGGCATAGCCGCCGATGCCGCCCTCGATATCGGCCTCCGCCACATCCTCGTCGGAATAGAGATTGCCGCCGCCGCGCAGGCCGGCGCCGATGATGCGGATCATATCCGCCGCCTTCAGCCGACCCCCGGCAAAACGCTCGGCCAGCCCATTCAGGCTATCGACCGAAAACGCCGTCTCGAGCTCGGCAAGCGCGCCCAGCGTCAGACACAACACCCGCCGCTCGCCATCGATCTCAGCCTCGATCTCGCCACGCCGGCGATTGGCTCTTCGCCCGCCCGCCATCACAGCGCCTCGAATGTGATCGCGCCGGCCGATTCCAGCGCCAGCTCGAACATCACCTCGCCATTGTACTGGCCGGAATATTCGAGCGCGCTCGCCTGGAACGGCCCGGTGATGCTGCCGAAATCCGGCACGACGATCTGCCAGCTCAGGATCGAGCCGTTGAAGAAGGTATTGCGCACCAGCTGGTCGGAGGCCGCGTCTTTGAAGATGCCGGCGCCAGAGACCGAAGCCCGCTGCACGCCTGCGCCGCCCAAGAGTTCGCGCCAGCGCCCGGCGCTTTCGGCATCGGTCACATCCACCGTCTCGGCATTGAAGGCCAGCCGCTTCGAGCGCAGCCCTGCCACCGTCTCATAATCCGTGCCGTTGAAAACCCTCAACAGCAGATCCTTGCCCTTCTGCGCCACCATGGCCTGATCCCTTCCACGAAAAAAGGCGCCCCGATGGGACGCCCGCGATGTCATCGACTTGTCACTTTGAACCTGATGGCGAAGATGCTACGACCGCTTCGATCCCCTCAATTCGCCGAAATCACACCATGCCCGGGCCTTTCCCCCTGCGTTCGACACAGATGATTGCCGTGCTCACCGTGACGCAGCTCATCGGCTGGGGCACGACCTTCGACATGCTCGGCGTCATGGGCCGGGTGATCGCGCCCGATCTCGGGCTGGCGAATGAAATCGTCTTCGGCGGCCTGACCGTGATGATGGTCGTGCTTGCGCTTCTCGGCCCGACGATTGGCCGGCTTTTGCAGCGCCACGGCGCCGTGCCCGTGCTTGCCGCCTCATCCGTCACCTTCGCCGCCGGCCTTCTCATGCTGGCCGCGACAGAGGGCATCGTGCTCTATACGATCTCCTGGATCGTGATCGGCATCGGCGGAGCTCTCGGCCTGACGACGCCGACCTATACCGCCGTCGTCGAGCGCGAGGGCCTCAACAGCAAACGCGTCATCGCCATCCTGATGCTGTTCACCGGGCTATCCAGCGCGCTGTTCTGGCCGATCCTCAGCATGCTCGATGCCCGGGTCGGCTGGCGGATCACCTTCGTCATTTGCGCGGCGCTACAATTGTGCGTCTGCCTGCCGCTCTATCTCTTCGGCCTGCCGCGCCCGGCCGCCACGCAAAGCGGCTCCGCCGAGATGCATGCAGCACCGGTCGATCTTTCGCCTGATGATCGGCGCAAGGCCTTCCTGCTGCTTGCCGCGGCAACGACGCTATCGAGCTTCGTGACCTTCGGCCTGGCGCCATCGCTGCTGGAGGTCCTGCGCCAATACGGCGCCTCGCCGGTGCTCGCGCTACAGCTCGGCTCGGCGCGTGGGGTGATCGGCATAACGGCGCGGGGCATGGACATGTTGCTCGGCAAGCGCGGCAGCCCGATCGTCAGCGCCATTGCCGGGATCGGCCTGATGGTGGGGAGCTTCGGATTGATCCTCATCGTCCCGCCCTCGACATCGCTGCTCGTCGGCTTCATCGTGATCTACAGCTTCGGCGCCGGGGTCATGGCGGTTGCCCGCGCGCTGCTGCCGCTGGCGCTGTTTTCGCCGCGCGAATACGGCCTGCAGGCCGCCCGCCTGTCGCTACCGCAAAACATCGCCAACGCCGCCGCCCCCATCATCTTCACCGCCATCCTCGACCGCGCCGGCGCCGGCATGGTGATGGCCCTGTGCTGCACGCTCGCAGCACTCGCCTTCGGCCTCGTGCTGAGGCTGGCAACCCTCATCCGCCGGGCCAAGCCGGTTGCTCAGGTCGCCTGAGCGAGGGGTACGTCGCAAACTCAGCTAGTGACAGCCTCCGTCACCGCCCTGAATCGGATCTCGGCGACATGCAGCCTGGTCTTCTGTTCGCGCCGGGTGCGGGTCGAAAGATGCAGCAAGCCCACTAAGTGGTGGGTCTCCAGCGAGAGCGGCGCGTCATGCAGCAGCGCGCTAAGGCGCTCGGCGATGGTCGCAGCCTCTTTTCGACCGCCATTGTCGGTCCAGATTTCGATCGTCAGCAGGTGCTCGGCGCCGGTTTCGGTCGCCGTGGAATAGTCGTTGCTTGCGAGATCGGCGACGATCACCGCCGGGAGTTTTCGGCCCGAAACCAGGCGGTCGCGCAAGCCTTCGGGGCCGATCATGGCTGACAGTTCCGCATCGTCGGCGAGGCGCGTCTGGATCGCCGTCAGCAGTTCGTTGGCGGCGCTCATTGGCCTTCCTCCTCGCACAGGCAGACGAGATAGTTACCGCGCTCGTCCGGGTCGCGCCAGGCGCGGATCGCGAAGGTGCGCGCTCCCTTGCGCAGCCGCATGCCGGCTTTGATATCGTGGCGAAAGCGCAGCCAGATGCGGTGCGTCAGCGTGAAAACGTCGGCGCCCGCCTGCTCCTCGGGCAGTTCGCTGACCGGTTCGATGCGGGCCCAGAACGAGGCGATCTCGGTAAACGAGACAGTGGCGCCGCCCTGTCCGTCCGGCGTCTCCACCGGCGCTTCCAGCGCCAGCCGCGCCGTCATCTGGCCGGGGTCGAAGAAGACCGAGCGCATCAGAGCCTCCTCACCATGAAGGGCGCGATCAGGCGGTCGTAGCCCGAGGGAATATCGGCCGGCTGGTCGTCGACCGCGACCGTGCCCCGGAACGTGAACATCTGCGCCACATGCATCAGCATCGCCCGCTTCAGCGTATCCGGCACCTCGGCGCCGCTCTCTCCGAAGCCGGCAGTGAAGTCGATCTCGATGCCGTTGATGGGCCGGCCGGCACTGATGGCGCGGCCGAGCATGAGGCGCGCCGGGCGGGCGTGGCCGTCGAGGATGTGGCCGGTCAGCGGCAGGCTTAGCTCTTCGCCGGATGCGTCGTAAAGCGTCAGGCTTTCAATGGTTTGGACGGGGCCTCTCGCGATCTGAATCACGCCGTCTTCAGGAATTGAATCAAGATAGAGGCGCCAGGTCTGGGTGATGAGGCTGAGGCCGGTTGCGCGCTCGAGATGTTCGCGGGCGGTGCGGATGAGCGCGGTGAGCAGCGTGTCTTCGTTGGTGTCGTCTAGGCGGAGGTGGGATTTGGTCTCGGCGAGGGTGATGGGTTCGGATGCGGGTGGGGTGATGAGGGCGTAGGTCATGGGTGGGTTCCTGGTGGTGTGGGTGTGGTTGCGATAGGTGAGACGTTGTTCCGTGTGGCCCCCTCATCCGCCTGCCGGCACCTTCTCCCCGCTGGGGAGAAGAGACTCTGGGTTGGCCGCTCGCGCCGACCTCCCCTTCGCCCCCGCGGGGAGAAGGTGGCCCGAAGGGTCGGATGAGGGGGCTCCGGGCGCGGCGAAAGCTACATTCGGGGCCGCTCGGCACAGCGCCAACCGCATTCGAAGCGGCACCGCACCGCACCCCCTCGCCCACTCAACTCACCGCAAACTTCACCAGCTTGATCGCCTCGAAGTTCTGCACCCCGCCGCCAACGCGCTTTGTGTGTATTGCACACAACGCTTTAACCGTGCTGCGCTATGATGGAATGACGGAGAAAACTGATGCCGGTAAAAGCATACTCATACGTACGTATTTCGACCCCTGAACAACGCAAAGGCCGGGGTGAAGAACGCCAGCTAGACGCGGCGCGTGCCTACGCTGCCAAGCATGGACTTGACCTCGATGAATCTTACATCGACCCCGGCAAGTCAGGCTTTCATGGCCATCATGTCAGCAAGGGCGCGTTAGGTCGGTTTCTGGAACTGGTGGCGAACGGCAAAGTAGCTGTTGGTTCTTATTTGTTGGTTGAGAACCTAGACCGACTGTCCCGACAAGCGCCAATCGACGCACAGGCCCAATTCATCGCGATCCTGCAGGCTGGAATCAAAATCGTCACGCTGATGGACGGACAGGTCTACGAGCGCGGCAGAGATTTCACGCAGATGATCATTTCGCTGACGGTAATGTCGCGTGGTCACGAAGAGAGCGCTCGCAAGTCCTACAACAGCAAAAACAACCACGACAAAAACCGGCAAGACATGCTGGCTGGCCTGCCTCGCTTCCAATCCGGCTGCGTCGGCTGGATCGATCAAATCCGCACACCCGGCAGCAAAGACTGCAAGTTTGCCCTCAACGGCCACGCCAAAACAGTGCAGCGAATATTTGAGCTAGCTGATCAAGGTGTTGGTGCGCTACGCATTGCAAGGATATTGAACGACGCGAACACGCCCCCGCTAAAGGCAAGCGGAACCAAGTGGTGGGAAACGACGGTCGTTCGCATCCTCAACAACGAGACGGCAATCGGCACACTCCAGGTCAACGATACCGTCGATGGCAAACTCGTTCCGATGGGCGATCCGATTAAGAACTACTATCCGGCTGCGGTAAGTGAAGAGCTGTTTTGGCGTGTTCAACGCAACAAGAAAAAGGCGCCAACGAAAGGCCGGAAGGGGCTGAGTTTTACCAACCTCTTTCCGATGACCACCCGTTGCGAGCATTGCGGTGGCGGTTTGGGCTTAGTTCGGTCAACGACGAAAGGCGACTATCAATATTATCGCTGCAAGAAGCGGTATGAGGACGGTAATTGCCCCGGTCCATCCGCGTTGTTTCCCTATAATGTGCTTGAAGCAGCCATTCTTGATCACGTCAAAGATTTCTATCTCGATGCCGATATCTCGCGGAAGTCTGGGACAACGCCGCGTGATGAAATGGTCACGGCGATAGCAGCTATCGAGGCTCGCCTATTCGATCTTGAGAAGGAACGCAAAAACACGCTGGCCATGGCAGGCATCGTTGAACATGACGAAGACCGAGCCGAGCTACAGGCAACGTTGCGTTCACTTCGCCCCCAAATCGATCAGGTACGAGCCGAGTTGAGTGAACGACAATCCGAGCTACAGGAGATCGATGATAAGCAGTCGGAAATGGCAGACGTGGTGGACGTGATCGCCAAGGAACGCGCTGTGTGGGCTACGGGCTCGCATGATGAAGTGTTCGTCAGTCGAAGCCGAGTCTCACAGAGCATTCGAAATTTCGTCCACGATATTTGCGTGAATTTCGAGTTGCAGACCGTGCGAGTTCAAGTCGCGGGAGCGACAAAGTCCTACGAATTCAACCGGAAAGGCGAACTGACGAATGTGTTCCATTCGCCTCTGAGCACCGACGAAATGCGCGAGATGGTCAGTTTCGTTTATGGCGAGGATCGCGTTGAGGGCATCATGGACGCCCACAACAAAGTCAAAAGCCTTCACTCAAAGTGAAGCCTTAGAACTTGATGCAGACAAGAGCCGACACGTTGCGTGGACGCGCCTCTGTGCCGCCATTCGACGCAATAGTGATGCCGGTCACAGCTGCATAGATGCCGATACCGGTAGCAGCTGCGTTCGTGTACATGGCACCGGTACCGCGAACGTGGCGACGATTACCCACGTCCTGAGTACCCATTTCGATATCACCGTAGCCGCTGATCGAGTGGCCGTGACCCGGATCGTAAACGCTGTGGGCGTGGCCCGGATCAGTGATCGTATGAGTGTGAGCAAGGTTCTGCGAAGCCTGTGCCGAGCCCAACGTACGGCCGGTGTCAACGCCACGACCGCCATCGAGACCACGACGGAACTCGCCGCGCATGTCCGGAAGATTGAACGTAGTGGAACCGTCGCCCGCACCGTAGACAGTGCCGATTACGCCGAACAACCGCGCATATGTGGTGCGAGACTTGGCTGAACCGTCAGCGACAAGGTAACCAGCGGGAGCTGTAGCACCAGCGAAGTCGATGTAAGTACCGGCTGGGACAATTGCGTCGAGAACCGCTTGCAGCCCTGAGATAGTCGCAACGTCTTGGGTGCCAGTATGATTGGCACGATCTTGGTACCAAACGCCCTCTTTTGCATCGAGCAAGTCGGCGTCGAGTGTTGAGCCTGCGCCATCGTTGCTAGCGGCCCAAATCTTGCCGCCAGCAATCGTGCCCGAAGCAAATGATGGATTCGCCGTTGCGTTGACGATGCGGAACTTGCTGCCGTCGTATGTTGCGGTGATCACCATTCCCGCTACGAGATCGCCAGCCTTCAGTGCAGAGCCGTCGTTCTGGATCAGATCGCGAGAACCGAGACCATTGATGTTGAGGGTTGCTGGACCGGTGTTTGTCGCGTTGACGAAGAAGGAGAAGAACTCCTTCTCATATGACAGTGGGCCGACATCGTATGTGAGCGAGTACGCGTTGCCAGTGTTTGTGAGCAAGCCTCTCGGATTGATGCGGTCGAATGATCGAACCTGTGCACCCATACCGGCGCGAATGACTGCCGGGACAGCGCTCGGAGCAGAGCCGGTCGAGATGCCGTTCGGGCTTGGGGATGTATTTTGGGAATCGCTCTCGTTCCAACGAGGGTCTGTGTAGTCTACCATTTTTCACCACTTTATTATTTTTGTTGTTGGGTGCTTCCCGACACGTTGGCCGGGGCCTTTCGTTATTGGTCGGAGTAGCCAACCTCCCTGAGATAGTCGTTGATCGCGACTGCCAGCGCGTTGTCGGACGTGTCAGCGGCAACCTTCGCCAGCTGGCCCAAATGTGCGGACAGACCGCCCTTCTGCATCTGTGCTTGCGGGATACGAGACAGCCAATTGACGGTTTCGGGGCTGGTCAGGAGTTTGGCCTGCCAGCGGGTCGTGCCGAAACTTGCTGCTTTGCCGACGGCCATACCGGCCCATGCCTTCGGACCACCGAACGCAGCTGCCAGCAGCGACTTGCCGTCCGCTAGGTTCAACTCGCCAAGCGCAGCACCAGCCTTCGCCGTGCCGGAATGGTTGTCGAAACCGCGATAGCCCTTGAGGTTTTCGGATACGCGAGCGAGACGATCTAAATCCTGGCGGAACTGCGCTCGACCTGTGCCGTGGAACATCGCGTTCTTGGCTTCGTCGCTGAGATTGCGCCAACCGGAAAGAAGACGTGTCGGGCTAAACTCGCCACTGCGATTAATGCCGAGGCGCTCGACTGTCGAACCTGTCAGCGTGTTCCAAAGTTCAGGACCGCCCTCTGTGCGCTCAATCTGACGACGCACCGCATTGATGCGCGTGCCACCCTTGTTGACTTGACCTAGTACCCACTCCGCAGCCTGTTCCGGCGTCTGCGCCTTCAAGATCGGATCGAGAGTGTTCTTCGTGTTGAGAACGCCATCAGCCTCACGAGTGCGACGGAAACGATTGTTCGCCTTCTTCCAAGCCTGCAACGCGTCGCCGCCAACTGCCTCAGCGGTCGCGCCCATGTCGGCGGCCATTGCTTGATACAGACCTTGCGCACGATCACGAGTGACCTGTGCAACAGCCGGATCATTCGCGATACGGCCAATACGGGTGCGGGCTTCCTTCAGCTGGTTGAAATTGATGCCTGCGCCGAGATCGTCGGTGATTGCCTTCGTCTGACGGATCACCTCATCAAGAGCCTTCCCGTCGTTGAGCGCAGCGGATTTCGTCATGCCCTGGCGCTCGGCCTGCAATGTTTCTAGAAACTGACGGGTGTTCGTACCTGCTGCCGGTGCATCGGCGGTCAAGCGGCCCGCCTCGTCATACAGGTAATCGCCGCGTGCTTTTGAAGCACTCTTGTAAGCGGAGGCCTGATCCTTCAACGCCTGACCGAGTTCCTGGCGGCTCATCGTCTGCGGAGTGAGGCCACCGATAATGCGGTCTGTTTCAGAATTGATGCCGTCAAACGCTTGTCCGATGCGATCCTGAATGGGCTTTCCAGCGCGAGTTGCAGCAAGGGCCTGCTCTCGAATAGCTGTATTGGCGTTGCCGTTGACCATGCCAGCGGTCGGCTCCACACCGATCGCACGGAAGTCAGCAGCACGTTGACCAGCCTGGGCAGCATCGTCGGCCCGACCAGCAACCAAGCGCTTCGGTCCTGCACGTACTGTGTCGGAGACTGCCGTTGCTGCTTTACGAATGCCCTGTCCGAGAAGTGGAGCAGCGACAGCACCAATGCCCTCGCCTACTGCATTCACACCGAATGTCTTTGCAGCATCACCGATCTGTTCGCCAGCTGTACGCGTATCGTCGTTGCCGTAATACCAGTTCAGGCCGCGCTGCGTTGCTTCTCGGCCCGCCGTAGCACCGAGACCCGCGCCCACAGCACCGCCGCCGATTGCTCCTGTCGTCGTGCCAACGACAGGAACCACGCTACCAGATGTGCCGCCGAGAATACCGCCGCCGATAGCACCGCCAACAGCACCAATACCCTCACCAATCTCAGGCAGTATGCTGGCGATATCACCACCACTCGGTATCCAACCCGGCTGATTATAGATCATGACCTTCCCAGTTTGCGGATCGGTCATTATGAAGTTGTCACCCTTGTAGGGTTCAGCATCGGGATAGTGCTTACGAATAGCTGTCAGTCGATCCTCTGGCTTGTCGAGAGCACCAACTTGCACACGGACGCTAGCCGGTGCTTCCATGTCAGGATCGATGTTCGAATATTCGGGTTCGGCCTGTTTAGCAGGCGCGAAATCCTCCCATGGCCCGGCGTCTGTCTGCTGCGGATTTGCGAAATCTTCCCATGGACCGCGTTCAACCGCTCCGGTGGTCATTGGGTCGACGACTGTCTTTTTCGGATTTGTGTTCGGACCCATTACGCTCTCCCCCTGCTAAACATCGACATCATTTCCCACGGCTTGTAGGTTTGCTTTGGCTGCAACTGCTGAGCCGTTTGGATATCGATCGGTTGGCTACGGAGGAGACCGCCACGCGGAGTGTCATCGGCGACTTGCGGCTGCTGCATTGCCATCTGGGACAAGGCGAGAAGTCCGCCAAGGTTCTTGTTTCCAGTAAGCCCAGGAACATCAATGCCTAGCAGTCCCTTAGAGGTGTCCGCTGGTGCAGCCGGTGCGCTGGCCGCAGCGGTAGAGCCTCCTGTGGACCCTGCGAGTGCTTGTGCGTTGTAGCCTGCGGGTGCATTGCCACCAGCTGCAAGAACCTCTGCAACGGGGTCGATCTGTTTCGCCTGGACCTGTGCCATGGCGTTCTGCGGGCTAACTGCGCCAGTCGTGCCGTTGTAAGCGTTGGTCAGCCATTCAGGAGCATTGGCACTTTTGCCGCCAGCACCCCAAACGCCGGGTGTGCCGCCGCCGATGTGCATGGAACCCTGCTGCATATAGCCGGGACCAGCACCGAAACCGGTGATGCAATTGGCTTTACCTTGGCTGACGATCTGCTCGAAAATCGGACGGTCGGCTTCGTTGGCCCAATCGAGTTTGCGGCCATCTTTGTAGAAAAACGCATCTGCCGCGCCGCCATGGTCATGACGGACACTGCCCGTTCTAGGACCACCCTCCTCTGCCGTGGGCTGACCACCTGAGAAGACTTCCATGCTGACGCCGAGGTTCTTCAAGTAGCCAAGGCGTTTAGCTAGTCCATCATCAAGGGGCTGACTGCGGGTCGCTCCCTGATTACGATAAGTGATGTAGTCGAACATTTTACCTCGTCCCCTTTTTCGGGGCTTCTTGTCGCGACCTCTTCTGGGTCGGTTCTCTTGTAGTTAGTTGGCCTTCGTCCAGTTCGACGGCAACGCGGGATCGCCACCGTTAAATTTGTATCCTCTGCGCACCTCGCCTACTTGCGGTATTGCCGATTGTGCTCGTGAGCTACGTGGCTTCCATTCTTGCTTTGGCTGCGAAGAGCCTGTGGAAGCGCCCGTAGCGACTTCGATTGGATCGTAAGTCTTTGGCTGCACGACGATACGGCCTGCATCGAAACCGTGCGTGCCAGCGATACCCGAGTAACGGGTGTTGAGTTCGCCCAACTTGCCTGCTTCCGCAGCGTACAAATCCTGCGCGGCTGACACGAACATCTTGCGCTGCTCCGGTGTTAGGCGTTCGCCGTTGACCGCTTTGTTGTAGAGATTCAAGATCTGAGTGGGCACACCGGATGCTTGTTCTGCTGTCGCGAATTCGCCTTCACGAACAACCGAGCCTGGATCAAGAACCTTCATGTAGCCGTAGATGATACCAAGATCGCCTGCGCCGTTATCCTGCTTCGCGCTCGATGCAATACGGTCGAAGGAGGCGCGAACCTCATCCCAACGCTTGTAAACAGGGCTCGACGTGTACTCTTTGCGCAAATCCTGTTCGTCTTTGAACGCCGCCTGCTTAGCTGCACGAGCGTCTGTCGCTGCCTGTTTCTGCTGCGGAGTAACGAACTCAGGGTGGGTTAGGCCGTATTCGAAATTGCGCTGATCGTCGGTGCGGATTTGGCTTTCCGTGCCCGCCTGACGACCGGAGCCTTCTGCGAATGCAGTCTGCTGAACACCCTCGTTGTAACCGGGAGCGGCAGTATAAGACGCACCATTCCAGACCAAGCCCTTTTGCGCCGCTTGATTGTCGAGAAAGTTCTTTTGCGCAAACACCGCGCGAGCTGTCTCGTCTTCGTTGATCAGCATCAGAGCATTGTATTGCCGGTCAAGGTCTGCACGCTGACGGTTTATCTGACCAGCAAGATCGCTTGTCGGAGCAGCAGGAGCAGCACTGGCAGAAGTCGGGGGAACGGTAGCGCCAGTGTTGCTACCTCCGTTAAAACCTACTCCACTGCCGAAGAGACGTTCGCGAACCGCTGCGGCTTTCCTCGCCTGCTCAACTGCCAGACTATCTTTCGCAGCATCAGCGCCCAGACGACTAGCCTGCGCGGCCTTGAATGCTCGATCCGAGTTTGCATCCTTGTAGCCTTCGTAACCAGCGATACCAGTCATACCGCCCTGCGCGATGTCCTGGCCCACGGAGTGCGGCTTGTCAGAAGGACCACCCGCAGCCATCAAACCCATCGAACCGGCCAGCAGACCACGCATCGCAGCTTGCTTGCTGTCCTCATCCTTGAACTTGAGAAGACCACCGAACGCAGTTGGGCCAGCTGTGCCGTCGTTAGTGCCGAGTGCGCGACCAGCTGGGCCAAGCATTCCGCCCATGCCCGGTGCATCTGGAAATTGGCCTGTCAGACCCGGGGCAGTCGGACCATTGGGGTTTGCAAAACTAGCGTACTGACCAGCAGTCGGCGAGATCGAGCCGGTCGCAACGGGGTCAACAGCTGGTGCAGCCTGTGGAGGCGCAACAGGTGCAGGAGGTGTCATAGGAACCTGACCGTCAGGACCGACTTGCGGCATTGCGCCGCCCATCTGTCCCGGCAAGCCCTTTAGAGCGGCGAGGATTTCATCGATATTACTGAACATTATGCTGCTTCTCCAATTAGTGCGCGAGCGTCGATGCGTTTAAAGCCGTCGATTTCGCGAACCGCTTGCGGACGTGTAATTTCGACTTCCTGCGCCATCGGGCCCTCGTAGCGTTGGCCGGATGGATCGTTTTTGTAGGTGAATTCGTAGATGCGAGTGCCGTTGAGCATGTAGCCAACGAACACGATGTTCTCTTTTGCGCGTATGTCGCAGAGCATACCGAAGATGGATGCGAGCGAGCCGATAGCACCCAGACCGCTTGAGAGACCATTTGAGTAGACTGGCTTCGTTGTCGTCTGAGAGTTGAAGCCCCCTGTTGTCGCGAGACCGAGCATCGTCGCGGCGTTGTTGATATCCTTGTTTTGGTTGTAGTCCCACTTGTTGATATCTGCCTGCTTGAGCATGTCCGCGTACGCATCCTTCTGCGCACCAACACCAGCGACCTGATTTGCATCGTAATAATCGTTGGCACGCTGATCGCCCGCCATACCTGCGCCTTGCAGCTGCGTCTGAGCCTGACCCTGTTGACCGGCCATAAGACCGGAAGCCGCTGCGTTTCGGGAATCCTGCTGACCTTGCAGAATGCTGGCGAGCGAGGTGTTAGCTCCGATTTGCGTCTGAGCATTTGTGTTGTAGAGGTCGCCAATGCTCTTCGAGGCGTCGATCTGGTTCTGACGTTCGTTGGCATAGTCTTGGTATGCGATGTCGCCGGCGTTCTTTGCCATCGCATCTGCAAGCGTGGTCTCCGCATTGTTGCGTACGCTGGCAAAGGCTCCAGAGCCGGAACGACCGGCTTTGGCGAACTGACTATCGATGCCGGGAGCGATCTCTTGCGTGAACTGTCTCACGAGCGGATCATTCGCACGCTTAATCGCATCGGCCAGTCCCGGACTTCCGTTCAGGTAATCGCCATTCGCCGTACCCTGCAACAACGCGGTAGCGGGATTGTCCTTGCCCGCGAGAATATCGGACAAGGATTGCGCATTGCCTGCCGCACCGTTCGTAAAAGTTGTCCCAGCAGCAAGCGTATTCGCACCAGCTGGATTGAATGCCGCGCCGGTCGTGACGCCATTAACGGCGTTCTGGCCGTTCTTGATGATCTGCGAGCCATTAGCTGCCGTGTCGAGAATGCTCTGCTGCGCGTTCTTCGTTTCGTTCGACAAGTCGATGACCGTCGAGCCGGGGTAATAGTTTGGGTTGCCGTTGTTGATTGCCGACTGAGCAGAAGCAAGCGCGTCTTTGATATACGGCTGGGCATATGCCGGTGCTTCCGTCGTCGTTTTTGTTTCGGTCTGTTTTGGTGTCGAGGCCATTTCTAAAATTCCTTAAACATGACGATGGATGAAAATTCGAAGCCGTGGGGCACAAGCACGCGCTCCCAGCCCTTGCGACCGAAAAGCACGAACGCTTCGCAGCCGTTGGCCTTGGCCCAGGTCGAAATGACCTTCTGCCCCTCGCCTAAAATTTCGGAGATATCGCCCGCGACGAGATAAAGGATGCAGACCGGGCGATTGTCCCACTGCATATTCTGGGTGATCGCTGCGCTGTTCTCGCCCGTCCACAGCAGATAGCTACCGTCAGAAATCCCATCGAGAACGCCGCGCTCGTCACCATTCGTGGAATGCTTGAGTGCTTCGAGCAACCAGCTACGGACACGCGGGTACTCGGCGCGGAAATCCTCAATCGATGTGATCTGTCTAATAGCCATCAGTACCCATAAAAAACTGCGTAATACTCGACGCCTGTCTGACACCAGCCAGAGCCAGCAGCGGTAAGTCTGCATTGCAATCGATGGTGAGTTGTCGTCGGCGCTGTATTGCTCGCGACCGCAGACGCGTTCGAATAACTCGTGTTGAAAAAGAACTGGTTCGGAACCGCTCGCATGTGGCCGACGAACGTGAGGTCCAGGAAGACGTTCGCGCTAGCTGCGCCGTAGCCTGAAATCAAAACGTTCTGGAAAAACTGGTAGTGACGAAGCAACTCAGCTAGCTCGACACCAACACCCTTCGGGAAGAATGGATCGGCTATGTCGGTCGCATCGCCTTCAACGATACTGACGTGCGCGATATCGAACGTGCCGCTTTGCTGACCGAGGCTGACCGTGCGGGAATTGAAGTTCGATCCGGCTTCGAACCAGATATTGAAGTCCAATGAATCCTGATAGTTTGCGTCGAGCGTCTTGCCCGCGATACTCGGAATGTTGATGACGGCCTGACACTTCTGCCAGCTTGTCGAAAGCGTGAACTTCTGTGCGCCGATGCCTGTAACAGCAGCGCTAGCAGTGCCATTGCCGAAGAACTGCACGAACTCGATTGCGATCGGACGCGCTGCATCGGCCTTCGCATAGAAGGTGACAGTTGCGGTTTTGCCTGCAAGCGTGCGGGCATTTTCCATTGGCTGACGCGAGAACACGCGATTGCCAGCACCGGCAACACTGGTGACGACTGTGCGCAGATACGCTTCATCGAAACCGGGGACCGCAGTCTGGCCGGAAGTGAATACCTGTCGAGAGACAACCTTCGTGGAACCGAAATGGCCGTTGTACCAGCGGTCAGCACTGCCGAAGTCGTCGTTGGTCTGACCGCTGTTGATGCGCCAGAAATAGAAGTTGCCGTTGTAGATATAGTTGAACGGCACATACTGCTTGCGATTGTCCCATGTAGTCTGCGCAAGGGCGCCGATTGTGGAACGCGCTGTAGCTGCGTCGGTGTCATCGAGGAGCGTCTTCGCAAATGGGGAAACACCCAAGGCAGTTAGAGCGGTCGAAGCGCTGGCAGCTGTAGCAAGCGCAACGCCGGTAGAGGTGAAGCCGAGGGTCGTTAGTGCCGCAGGGCTATCAGGATCGTCTAAGAGCGTTTTCGCGAAGTCGGACAAGCCAAGCGCTGTTTGCGCTGCGCCCGCGTTTGCTGAGGTAAGGACGGTCGCCATGTAAGGAGATGCAGCCGAGCCACCACCCGCAGAGGCAACGGCGTCGACCAGCTGATCGGTCAACACCTTCACGTCGCGTGATGTGTGATTTTGCTTTAGTTTCAGCATCTTCCGCCCTCCACTTTGGATTATTTAGCGGAAACCGGCTGGAACAGCGTCGTACTGGAAACTCTGCGCCTGGGTGAAATTCCCGGTCAGAATGAGACGAACGCGATGGAAACGACCTTGCTGACGAATGTTGCACCAACCGGATTCATTCGGTGCGGCCATCTGGCTCCAGGTGACATCGCCGTGAGAAAGAAGGCGAGAGCCGACACGAGCAACTACACTGCCGTTGCCATCGACAAACGGTCGCAGTCGCGTGACAACCGTTCGGTCGCCTTTGATGTTGGGGTTCAGCTGTTGCAAAGACTGGATAAGCAACTGCTCATTAGATTCGATGGTGCCGGTTTGATTGTCGCCAGTGAAAAGCCATTGAGCCCCGCTGATCGACATGCCCGCTAGCTGCGAATTGCCACCGGCCCATGTCGGTGAATCGAATGGAGCAGGCATGTTTTCGACAGTGACGAACTGATCCAGCTGTTCGATGGTCCACGGCAACGAAACGCTCGTGTAGATGAAATCGACTTCCGCTGTCGCCTCGGTGAATTCGCCAAGGGAGTAGTTGTAGATGAGCATCTTGTCAGGCGTGCCATCAATGGCGTCTTGGCTCGAATAACACCAGTAGATGAGTTTCTTCGCCGGGTCCGCTGCAACGCTCATGTAGCTGTATTGCGCGGTGTTTACGCTGCGGAGGAAGTAATTGTCGACTTTGCCCTCACCGATACGCTTGAGCGACGTAGAGCCGTCATACACGTAGAAGCCGTCATCGCTGAGGAAGTACGTGATACCCTCAACTGTGATGAGGCTTTCAGGGACAGAGCAACCCTTGCCTGGAATGATTTCGTCAAACTGCCAGATCGTAGGCGTTCCGACGTAGGTCATTTTCACGATGGAGTTCTTCATGAAAATGGTCACATCTTCGCCACCGACGATGCCCTGAATGACACCCGAACCGCCGTTGATGTCCTGGAAATCGGCCTGAGTGGTGAGCGAGAAATCCCAACTTTGAGGCTGATCGAGACCGGACCAACGCACCCGGTACGGCACATCGCCGTCGAACGAATCATTGGTATTGGCAACGATGACGAAGCCACGGGAGTTCGTGATATAACGGGCTTTGACCAGCGTAGTCAGATCATCGAAATTCACGTCCTCGTTCATATCGATAAACTGAGGTGGATTGACGAAGTTTGTGCCGACTGCCCAACTTCCGTATCGAGTGAAATTCCACTTCTCTGTGCCGCCCGTGTATGGGGAGCTGGCACGAGAAACGTCCTGCCATGACAAGTCCGATGGGCTGACCTTGAACAAGCCCTCTGCGCAACCAGCATAGACCTTGCCGTTACCAGCGGTGTCCTGACCGGAGATCGCGCCGAGTGGTCGCGACGGCAGAGTGCTGTCCGAATAGAGTTTGACGCGCTTCATCGGCTCGTAGGCGATGGCACCGTTCGTTGCTCCGATTGCCGGAAGAACATTGCGAGCTACAGTTACGCCGGTATTGTTGAGTGCGGGGCGATCAGGACGCCAAGGGCCGAGGATGCTGTCAATTACCACGATGACAACTCCTCAATGATGGTGTTGCCGTAGACCGATGCGCGGGTGTGATCGCGGACAACTGCGCTCAACGCGTCATTCGTCAGGTCTTTCTCCATCTGCTCGGCCTTGTCGTCTTTCAGCCAGTGATACGCCTGCGCAAGCGATGCTCGGAGATAGACGGTCGGGAAATACGTGAGCAGCCAGTTCGTCGTCTGTGTCGGAGACAGCGAAGGTAGGCGAGCGTAATAATAGAGGTCGAATTGATAATCGGTGGTCGGGACCGGACGGATTTCCAAAGTGGAGCCGGTCAGAACATAACCGAGTGCCGAGGGGTCGGAGTTCTGGAAACTGATCGGGCGCGGCTTTTTGCCGTTTATGACCACGGCACGGGCTTCCTGAAAATCATCAGGCAACGATGGAGACGTGCCGCCTGGCACTGTCTGCGTGATTTTCTTTTCCATGCGGTAGTGCTTGAGGAGCGGACGCAATGCCTCTTCTGCCAGCATCACGCAGAGGTCGCCGGGCGCGCCAGCGCCAACGGTGTAACTGTCGATTGCGGAGATGAGATCGGAATAGGATTGGATCGCCATCAGATCACCAGCCCGTTCGTGCGGAACTTGCTGTGATCGCCATCATTCAGGAGACGAGCCATTTTGACGGGATCGTCTAGGTAGCCTTTGGCCTTCCAATCCTGATAGATGCCCAGCGGAATGCTCGCCACGCGAACCATTTCACCGAGTTTGCCGGTCTTGCTGAATTCATTGGCCTCGGCAACATTTGCGTCGAGCAGCGAACCGAAGTCCTTCCAGACAGTGCGTTCAAGGCATGTCTCGCCTTCCTTGGTCCAGAAGACGGTCTTGTTCTCGTCTTCGTAAACCGGAATGGTGGTGCCATCTGGAATGATATCTGCGCGGGTGAGTCCGAGGGGATTTAGGGCGTTGTACGCATCCATAGTTCGCCTTGTCTTGTTATTTTTATTGGCGATATGAAAAGGGCCAGCATTATTCGTGCTGGCCCTCAGTCTGCTTAGTTCACGTCGGCAATCTTGCCGTTACCAGCCTCGTTCTTGCACTCAAGTGTGAGTTCTGTGACGAGCATCTTCTTGTCGCTATCGCCTGTCTTCGCGAGGTCGATCTTCTTGAGCGGACGGAGCGTAGCTACAGCCCAAAGGGAAGGATCGAATGCGATAACAGTTGTCGCGGACATGAACTGGTGTGGGATGATCTGGTGCTTGCCGAAGTCCGAAACGTAGTAATCTACGCCCTGATAGATCGTCTTCGCATTGGCATCCTGGTACTTTGTACCATTGCCTGTGAAGGTCGAAATCTTCTGCTTCAACTTGCCCGGTGCGATAACCAGAGTTGGGTCGCCACCCTGTGTCCAGACGTTCTGGATCATGTCGTTGAACATCGCTTCTGTGAGCCCGCGAGCAGTACCGTTCACAACCGCGCCAACTGCACCAGCTGTGTAACCAGCTGTCGAGCCGCCTGTGCCGTGAGAGATGTTCGTCTTGATCCACGCTTCAGCGCCACCGAGTTTACCAGCTGTGGAGCCAGAACCGAAGATTGCAGCGTTTGACGAAACCAGTGCGGATTCAATGTCGCGGTTCAGTTCTGCGCCAACCTTAGCAACCTGACGAGCGTACTCATCCTTCGTGCCAGCTGTGTTTACAGCCTGGAGGGTAGCCGAGACCTGCACGTACTTGACGAAGTTCTGAGTTGTGTTCGAAATCTTCGTTGGTGGAACGAGAGTACCGAATACAGCGTCCGCGCCTTCAATCGCCGCGTTGTCCTTGTTAGCCGCAGCTAGATCGTCCTTGAGGAACTGGTGATTAGTAGCTGATGCCTTTGTTGTACCGATTTCAGTCTTGAACGGTGTCTTCTCTGGCGAGATGCGGGAGATTACGTCTCCGAGGTCTTCGCGAATGTTGGTCGCGTTATTAGTGATTAGTGTGGGCATTTTTGCCTTCTCCTTATTATAGTAGATGCTTGAGAACGTCGGCCGCAGCGGCCTGCGAACCGGTACGCTTGAGAGCGCTCATCTTTCGTTCAACGACGCTTTGCGAGTTATTCGAACGTGCCGGGGAAGAACCGGGCGTGATCAATGGAGGTTTTGCGTCAACCACCTTGACCGCCTTGGCCTTCTGGGCCTGTAGCTGATCAAACTGCATTGCCTTGTAGGCAATACTGAAGAGTACAGGGTTCGTCTCACGGTCAATGGCCTCACCTGGGATACCCGATTTCAATAGGTAATCGCCAAGAGCCCTTGCCTTGCCTGTTTCTGGCTTAGCTAGTTCAGGATGCATTTCTTCCAGACGCTGCTTGCCTTCCGACATCAAGCGCTGGTGTTCTCTCTCCTGGATCTGAGCCTGCTGCTGTTCAACAAGCGCTCGCTCGTGTCGGAGTTTTCCGATCTGAGCATGAATTCCTGCCCACTTTTCCTTTTGAGCCACGTACTCGGCAGGATCATCCGTTGCGAGTTGCGCCCAATTCGGCTCCTGTGGGAGGTACATTGCAATGTCGCGTTCCATGTTCTGGAACCACTGCAATGAGTTGTCGCGAATTTGATTGACCTGAACGTCTACACCCTTTCGGGCGTCGGCAAGTTCTTGGGTCTTTCGCGTATAATCAGCGTAGCGAAGATTGGCCTCTTTCCACTGCTTGCCGGTGATTGTCTCGCCATCGATTTCGAAAACGAGGTCATCTGCAATCTTGATTGGGGCCGTCTCGGCTGTCGCCGCTACATCCTCTCCCGCGTCTACTGGTTCGTCAGAGTCCTCTAGGGTTTGCTCGTCAGAAATCTCGGCTACGTCGTCGGAGGGTTGTGAAACCTCATCGGCTTCGTTCTCAACATCACTAGGTTCATCGGTTGCAGCAATATCGAGATTGCTGTCGAGAAGGCTAGAAATGTGGCTCGCAGCATCATTCTGCGAAAGGCCAATTCCGTTGTCGGAGTTGCTGGCATCTGTCATTTGGTTGCTCCAAATTTGTTGTTTTTGTTGTCCTTATTTAGCTGGACACGTACTTTTATTGCGCCGTTGCCTTAGCTACCGTCGCCTCGTTCATAAAGTTCAGGAACTTGCCCTTGAGGCGCGTCAGAACATCGAGTTCCAGACGCAAACGTTCGCGCCCCGCGACATCATCGAGGGGGCTTTCGGCCCATTGCTTGAAGAGGTCGCGCATGATCGCGTCCCATGCCGCCTGATATGTCGGATCGCTACAAATGCGATCTGCGTCCCTGCCGCGCTGAATGATTTCGCTCTCTGTCATGTCGGCTCCTTATGCCTGTGGCGGCATCTGAGGTGCCTGCTGCTGTGGTGGAGTTTGCGGCTGCATCACCGCGATATCGGCAAAGCCCTGCTGCAATGAATCGTGATGCGCGTTCATCTGTGCGTTGACGCTGGCTACATCGACCTGGGCCGCATACTTTGCCTGGATTTCTGCCTTACGCAGTTCGAAATCCATCGCCATCTTGTCGCGCTCGCGGTCGTCTTCCATCTGCAATTTCAGCAACTCGAGTTCGCGCTTTTGCTTGGCATCCGCGGCCTTAGCCGCTGTGTCTGCCTTCTGCGCTTCCGCCATGACCTCGGCTTCGGTCGGCTTCTCCGGCTTCTTCTGTCCAGCAGTCGGGGATTTCGAAGGATCGTTGACGAAAGCAGCCGTGTTCTTGAAACCGGCGTTCTCGAGGAATGCGACAGTGGCGTTGTAAATGTTCTGTTCGGATGCCAACGCGGACTGCGACTGCACGGCCTGCGTCTGCATTTCGATGATCTGCTTGAGCATCGCTTGATTGAAGTCCTTGTTCATCATGCCGAACGCAACCGTTGTCGACATGTCCATAGCTGGATCCCAATCATCGATCTTGATTGGCGTGTACGAACCAAACAGGCGGGTAATGAGGGCTTCTGCGCCATCTGGCTTACTGACGAGCTGGTCAACAATGATGCGGAACAAGTAGCGATAGCCGGTGTCAGCGAAGAAGCGCGTGCTGGATTCGATTATCAGCTGCATAGCGCTTCGCTGCTGCGAGATTGCGCTTGCGCTTGTGCTTTGCATGTCCGTCGCGCTCATGCCAGTCATTGAGGCGCCCACGCCGGTCACGCTGTCCATCGTCTGCTTGAGGCTTTCGATGAACTGCATCGACGGACCACCATTGAACGGCACGTTCATGTATGCGAGGCCGTTTGTCGGATCGGATGAACGAATGATCTTGCCAGGATGCGGGTTCAACAGGTCATCAAGGTTGACGACTTCGGGATTGGCAATCGCCTGCGGGTTCGCACTGCGGTGCAAGCCGTCGATATTCGCGCGGGTGATGCTAGAAATTAGCTGCTGGTGATCACCGATTTTGTCGGCAATGCCATGACCGAAAAGCGTGTTCGGCATTGGATACGGGCAATACGCCGCGTAAGGATAAATCTCGCTGACTTCCTCTGTAGCGAGCAAAACCGGAGCGCTCTGCAAGTCGCCGGCAACCGTCAGATGGACGTGTTCACGCCAGCCGTCACCGTCGATGTCCAAACGCATATAGACCTCATAAACGTCTACCTCGTCTTCAACATCTGAAACGCCTTGATCGTAATCCGTCTCCTTGGCACGTTCCTCCGCAATGCCTGTCATGCTGTCGTTGGCACTGCTGATTAGCTCGACCTTCTCTTTGTCAAAGCCCATTTCTAGCAGCGCAGCACGAGCCTTGCGGCACTTGTGACCCTGCAAACGCGCCTTGATACCGCCGGTCTGCTGATCCCAATCCGCGTCCTTCGACACGAAGAAGTCTTCCGGCTTTACATTGGTGATGCGCAGCTTCCAGGTTGTCTTTCGCTTACGGAGTTTGATGTCGCGGAGCATTGGCAGCTGCGCCGTCAACTGCTGTAGGGTTTCTGGCGGCAACATTGCTGCCTGCTGCTCAAGTTCCGGTGGCAACGGAGCCGCATATGGCTCGCCGCTTTCGAGAATTTTGAGTTCGTCAGCGTCTTCCTGTGCGACCAGTTCAACCAGCTGCTCTTCTGGAACGCCTTTCAACGTCTGTGGAACTGCCCAGCCTTTTTCCTGGTAGAAATCGACATTCACGACGCCAAGACCAGTGATCAGGCCGTTCTTGAGCCAGGGCGTCAACATCGTGGCGTGGGAATTGAGATTGCGGACGATAGCATTGACGGTATCCGTCATTTGCTTTGCAATAGCTGCGTCTTCATCTCCAACAGCGGTATATTCGACAACCTTCGTCTGGCTATCAAGCAGGCTGAGTTTCTGAGCTAGCAACCAATCGACGCGCTCATTGACATCAGGGCTGACATACTTGGATCGGCCTTTCAGCGGATCGGTCTTGCCGTCTTTTGCTCTGTCAGCGTCGAATAGCTCGCGGTTGTAGAGTTCTAGTCCGCGTTCCTGTTTGTAAGCGATATTGTCGTCGGAAAAGCCAACGGCTTCACGGACAGCACTACCAACGCGGTTGAGAATATCTTCATCGCTGAGGGCTTTTTTGCCCTTCTTCTTGTCTGCCATGTATGCCTTTCACGGACGCTTTGCGCGTCTCTAGTTCTTGGATCGCTCTATCGATTGCGGCCATTGCGTTGTCGATCGCTGCGATCAGCGCGGAATTGTCTTTGGTCATTGGTCGCTCCTCCAATGGCAGCACGAATAATGCTGGTCCTCGTCATATTTATTGCAGGCAGCAATTCGGGCGCTCATTCGTAGTGGCGAACGTCGTATTCTATGGGCTTGGACCAAGCCCACTTGCCGGTGTGCTGGTTGGCGTTGGTGGCGAAGGTCAAACAGAGCGCGTCGGCAAAGTCCGGTGACTTGCGGCCACGCTTGCGGATCGACTTTTTGTCCTCGACCTTGATCTTACCGGCGTCTCGGTCGTAGGTCGGAAAGGTCAATTCCTTGATCAGATCCTGGTGGTTCGGAATGCGGACATTGCCGTCCTCAAACCACTTTCGGCATTCCCACCACAGCTGATCGCGGAGACGCGTGTATATCTGCGGGTCGCGTGTCGGGCTGGCCTGGACCATGACCTTTTTGACAGGCAGGCCCATATTCGACAGCATCACATAGACGCCGTAGCCAGGGCCGTTCGCGTCAACGCAAATCTCTACCGGCTTGCGCGTGCTGCCGTGGTATTCGTCAAACACTGCTTGTGCCAGCTGTACGGCGTCGAGGTTCGGGAAGTCCTTCACCTCACGCACTACATTGTCCTGGCGCTTGGCTATGACGCTGCGATCTCGACCGCCGCCGTTCGGATCAAGACCCCAAACAATCGGCGCGTCGGCGGGTGCGACCGCGTCTTCGTTGTCGATAGCTGCTTGCACGAGGGGCGCGGGAATAACGCCGCCCTCTTCCTCAAGCGGAAATTCGCCCTCGACGTTGATCTGATAATCGTGCGTTCCCTTGCCACCGTAGGAGATGGCCATCTCTCGAAACGCTTCCGGCGTGAGACGCGGGTTGTCCGCCATCTTGCCGTGAACATGGGTCCAAATCTGCGAAAGTTCGGGATTCTCCCATGTCTCGAAGAAGTACCCGCTTTTGCGTGCCGGGTTGGAGATCAGACAGAGTTTCGGATTTACGTCGGAGAAGATGTTGCCGAGAACGTGGAAAATCTCGTCGGGAACACCTGACGCCTCGTCCACGAACACGAAATTGTTGCGCATGTGGATACCACGCGCACTTTCGAGGTTGTCTTTACTAGCTAGACGGAAAGCAGCGAACGCGCCGGTCGGGCTGTCTCTGCGTGAAATGCGGGTGGCCTGATAATCGAAGAGGTCTTTCCACTCAGCATCCATCGCCCCCCAGATATTGCCGATCTCCTTCCAGATACCGTCTTTGATCTGGCCTTCGCCTGGGCCGAAGATGGTCACCTGTACGTTGTTCAAGCAGAACAGCGCCCACAGGATCACGACCGCCATAACGTGGGTTTTGCCGAAGCCGACACCGCCCTTGAACGAGATGCGTCGGTTAGCCATCCACTTCGTTGCGAACTCAATCTGCTTGGGGGTTAGGTCGCTGCCAGCAATGTGCTTTGCGAAAAATACGATGTCCTCGCGGCACGCTGCAATGATAGCGCGCTTCTGTTCGGACGTTAGTTGCTTTGCCATAAAATACCGAAGTTGTTCCAACTCCGATATTTAGTAAAAAACAGGAATTTACTGATTTTCCTGTGTTTTTTCTTGCCCTTAGCCGCGCGTGGCTAAGTAATAGCAACACAACAACTGCTTGGGGGCTTAGCAATGGCGATTTGGATTATCGTCGCAATACTTGCAATCGTCTTTTGGAGGCAACTCTATTACGTGCTGGCGGTGCCGGTCGGCTTGTGCTTGGCGCTGCTGCCCACTGTGTTTGCGGGGCTGATGACGCTAGACGCGACTGAATCACCAGTGACGTTCTTGCACATACTTTGCGTGGGCTATTTCGGATTGAGCCTGCTGGTAATCGGCTACGTGTTCTACTGCTTTGGAAGCGTGTTGTTGGAGAGCGCTCCACCGCCCCAGCGAGTTCAGGATTCAATCAAACGGATGGAGGGGATCACAAAGGCAAAATGACTGGCAGTGCATTCGTAATTCAGACATTTCGCAACTTCTGACTATTCGATCTCATAACTTTCGTCGGGGTCTTCGACGGACCGGGGCTGTAACAGGCTCCGGTTTTTCTTCCTCTGGAATATCGATGATCGGCGGCGCTGGCGGGTTCACAGCGTCAGCTAGACCCTTCATGCTGACCTCACCAGGGAGACGCGGATTGAGCGACCATTTCTGTGCCATCCTGACGAAGCCCTCGGCCAATGACATGCCAATAAGCCCGATACCAAACGCGACACCGTTTGTGGTGTCCGCATCGAGCGCGATCCATTTCACGATGATGGGCGTGAGATATGTCGCGCACAACATGCCAACGATGCTTACGCTGAACATTTCCCACTTGCTGCGGGCTTTCGTGAGCATTGCGCGGACGATGCTACCGGCTAGGCCAGCTGCAAGGTGTGTGGGATTGATGCCGATAGCTATGAGGAATGCGGAGACTGTTTCAAGCACTGGTCACCGCCTGGAATGTTCCCTTGTATGTGTGGTCGATGAACATTCTGCCCTGCCCGATCTATATGAGTGTGTCCGTATTTAACGGGCGACGGCCAAGTCGACGCTCAAATGGCTGTCAAACAGGAGCCAACCCGCAAACCAGCGCGAGACAGCCGGATTCCCCTAAATATGGTTTTAGGGAGCAGAGAAATGAGCAAAATCAGATTTGCAATCGCTGGCGGTCACATGCGCGGCGAGATCACCAAATTGATCGAGAACAATCCGCAAAAGACGCAGCTAGAGAACATTCGCGATTGGGTCATCACCCGATACGGGGGCTGGATCACCAAGCACATGGTTGATGCTTCGCCGTGGAAACTTGTCTCAGTCGATTTCGAGATAGCAAATGAGCGCGGCGACAAAGATTGCGTGTTCTACCTCGATTTCGAAAATCCAAATGATGAGGATTTCTTCGTGCGCCATGTGGGCGGCAAGATCATCCCATCGGAGGCGACCGATGCCAGCTAACAGACAGACAGAACGAACGCGCACACAGACGGCCGCGCAGTTTCAAAAGGGCAAGTCTGGCAACCCGGCGGGCCGCACGCCGATTCCACCTGACGTGAAGGAAGCCGCCAAGGCTCATACCATGACGGCTATCGAAACGCTGGTCGATGAGATGAAGAACGGGAAAAACGGAGCAAGCCGCGTAGCTGCGGCAACCGCGATCCTAAACCGTGGGTGGGGAGCGCCAAAGCAGACTGTCGATGTCGATGTGAACCACAAACAGGATTGGTCAGCGATGCTCGATGCGCTTGACCAGTGGAACGCGGGCAAACAACTCACCCAGGCGGAAACGGTCCAGGTGATCGAAGCAACTGCAATTGAAGTCATTGAAACAGAATGAACGACCAGCTGGACGCTCGGTTGAGTGCGCCCGCAGAGCGGTTTGGTTGCAACGCCACCGCTCGATAGCGCCCAGCTGGCTTCATGCAGGCCCAGACCCGCATCTCTAACGGCTAAGAATGCAGCCGCTTATCCAGGTCAATCATCAACGTTTCGGTTCCGCGTTTCGTCTGCACTAGCTCCAACGCTGTCGTGATCGTGCGCCTGCCCTGCGGGCTGTGCAAATCATATCCATGTTCGCCACAGTATTTGTGAACGGCAGCGATGACAGCGGACACGTCTTCGTCCGATAGGCTCATCAGTGATTGAAGCATCTCGTCTACCTCCTACAAACGACAGAGCGCCAGCAGATCAATAGCCGGTGAGGCATTCGGAATATTGGTGTGTGGGGCTCTGCAACTGAACCTGGACATATATTAAGCAAACAATATGTATCGATGCAAGATACTCCGTCACGGCCCGCTGCGATTTTGTTCAATCGAGCCCTAGCCGACCTTCTTAGCCGGTTTTTAATGAGGCCTTGCGATGTTGCTTCATAATTATGAAGGACAGAACCTTGGACCTCAAGCAAAGCAGAATTCACGCCTACAATCGGCAACGCGGCAGATGTTATTATTGCGGCAACCCTATGTGGGAAGCCGCAATCGAACCGCGCGAAGACGCTTTAGATCGACTGGATGACGATAGACTCGAAACCACTTTCGATAACCCGGCAAAACTATTGCAGAGTTTCCTTTGCACGGCTGAACATATTGTAGCCCGTAGCGACGGCGGCTCGGACGATCCCGAAAACATCGTCGCCGCCTGTATGCTTTGCAACAGCAGTCGAATGAGTATGCCGGTAGAAGAATTTCGGCAGCTGGTGCGAAAGAACTCGTTCGTCATGGAAGCGGGCCACGACAGATCTGTTGTAGATGGCCAATGGCACGACAAAGTGGCTTACGATTTCAGGTGGAAAGTCGCCATGTTCATCGAGGAACGCGCGATTTGGATTGAACTGTTTTGTCAGGAATTCCTTCCCTACGAGAAGTTCTTCAAGAACCACTGGCACCTACGAGCAAGTTGGGCAACCGTTTATCCAGCGTTCAACGGTAACACGGACGCCGATCACTTAGCTGCTTGCTATGAGCGTCGTGAGGAAATCGAGGGCTCTCGGCTGCTTCTCGAAAATGTGGAGCATGAGCCCGTCATTCGAAAGCAATATTGCTCAAAGATTGCTGCTTAGCTTAACCCGTTGATTACTATAGAAGAAGTCCTTCCGAGATTGAGACGTTTCATTACTGGACAGTTCCACCGTCACGTGTAAGAAGTCGTCCGTCTTCGAGACACGTACTGTTCTCTGAATACTTTTGCTGACGAAAGTCAGCTGGCTGATCGCTGCCAACAACGGCGCCAAACCAAAGCCCCCCAGGGGGCTTGAGTAGAAGGAGTGAAGTGCATGGAAGAGAAGATCAAGGGTTCTTTGACAATCGCTGAATGGGCTGACAAGGCCGACGACGTGGCTATGGGTGCTCGCATCCTGGCGACCGAGACGGCTCTGCTGCATAGCCACATTGCTGGCACCGAGATGTCTACCAAGCAGTTGCTGGTAGGGATCGTAGTGTTCATCAAGCAAGTTATGCAGGACAAGAAGCGCCTGGCTGAGCTGTCTATTCTTGCAGGAGTTCGACGCATCACGATGCCGAAGAACTTCGACCCCACAAAGGTCAAGAATGGTGAAGCAAACCCGGCGTTGTTTCTGTCAAGGCTGCTGGTCGGTACAGAGGAGAACGGAAAGTGGATGCCTAGTGTATACGCGGCCAAGAACTTCCCGAACGCTCTACGCTGGCTGATCAACGCGGCAAAGGAAGAGACGGACTTCGATGCCATCATGACTGTCCTTGAAAGTGCAACGACGAAAGTCGGCAAAGACAAGATTGTCAGAGGTGTTGAAGCAGCCAAGGCTTTGGATCGGGTAGCCAATGGTAAGCCTCGCAAGACCACGAAGACCTTTGCGGTTCAAGTGCCTCGCGAAGCTGATCGGGTGAAGCCGGTTGCAACGTTCACGGCTGATGAAGCCTTGTTCCCTGTTGATGAAAACGGATACGGCCTCGGTACGATCCGTAGCCTCGGCAACGGCAAGTTTGGCATCTTCTTTGGAGTTGCCGAAGACGCTGAAACCGCTGGTCTCATCTACGACGGATTCAAAGAACATGAGGACAGCCTGCAGTTCACGCAGATTGTCACGAAGCCGCTGACAAAGGCGAACTTCTCTCGGACTGAATCTGCTCCAGCGAGAATCTGACGAACTTAACAAGAGTGGGGGTTTAACAGCCCCCACTTTTTCGTTTTGGAGGGTTGAATTGGAAGAGTTAACCGACTGGATGCGCATGTCTGCGGAGGCCGACATCAAGGCGCTAGAGCAAGACCATTCTCACAAGTTGACAGCCTCCGAAATGCAAGAATACCTCGGACGTGATTTCTACGCCTATGAGAAGGCCTTAGCTGATCGAGATTGGATTGAACCGCGCTCCGTCCTGGACGCGCTCTCGAATAGACTGGTTGATGAAACCGAAACCTTGCTTCGTGAAGTGCGGCTTGCTCTGAACGCGGGACGAATAAAAGTGGGCACCGAGAACAAGAAAGAGACCGAGATACGACGCGCGTATATCGATCGTGCATTGTATCTGGCGAGTCAGTGGGAAGCAGAAATCGGTGGCGACGGCATCGCCCCAACTGGCCGCGAACAATACGCGCACATGTTTGTCAACGCTTCGGATGGTGATCCCGGCGACAGCTACTACGATGTCTATCGAGCGCTCGAGAGCACCCCGGTGTATCGTCTCGTTAAAGCCGAAGATTATGAACCCAACAGGTTTTCGACTGTCAACGCGATACAGCGGCAATATCTGACCGAACTGCTGCATCGCGACGACCCGCAGGCAACACCCGAAGACCAAGTTGAGCGATTCAACGCTTTCAAAGATCGAGCACGAAAATTGGGACTGACATAACAAATGGTCCGCTGAAATGACTAGCTGACCCGGTATCCTTGGGGGTTCCCGAAATGGGCAATTCAACTAGGTCAGCCACGCGCTCATATGTGGGCGACTAGCAGCCATTCGTATTGCGAATTTTTGGGGATGATTACTCAGACGATGGCGCTGGCTGAATGACGTGATGTGCACGCACTTTGGGTTTGGGTCCAAGACGTATCACTCAGCCAGCGCGTGCATTATTCATCACACATATAAGAATTGCAATGCATCTATGTGCGATACGCTCAGTGTTTTGAACTTTTGGTCTGGATGCCCTTCTCGGCTTCCATTCGTTCTCGCGCTTCACGCAATCGAGCAGTCTTGGCCTCACGAGCTGCACGCTGCTCATCGATGATGGCGCGAGCGACATTATTGGTTTCAGCCTGCAGCTGACGACGCTGTTCCTGAGTGACTGATTGTCTCGTTCCCACCAAATGTCTCCGGGCTGTTTTGAAACGGTCCTAGCGCCCTGACCAGCTGGTCAAGGAGCGGTTCATGTGGCTTGGTCTGGATTAGATCAACGCTGATTGTGATCGCGCGACGGCCTTCATGGCTGTCGGGAGTACAATGATTGAGACGGCACCATTGGCGCACTGCGCTGGTCACCTGATCAATCTGCTCGTCGGATAAGGTCGCGGTCATCAACATCGACGATTCTCCTGCTTTGGTTCGGCAAGAGCAAGTAGTAACTCCCAAGCGGCCTCCACCATTCGTACTGAGGTCGACAGCAGCTATCTTACGCCCGAATTTAACCCGCGCTACTCAAAATGACATGCGCACTAATTATTTTTGCGCAGCAGGCAACGGGTCATCGTAGTCGATCCACCCAAGGTCGCGACAGTATTGCTCCCCGGCCAACACCGCTGCCTTTTGGCTCTCGAAGGGGCCCAGCATGAGCGGAACATAATTAAGATCGCAAAGTTTAGAGATATCCTGCAATTTACAGGAGCAGATTTTTGATCCTTCGCCTGAGACTTTTATTGAAGGCGCTCAATACTGCGACTTTCGAGCCGCTCCCACGTTTGGTCGGCCTCAAGACTGTAATCATTGCGAGAGACGCTGGTTTAATCGACGTCGAGCCAGGGAGCACACTACGGCCCCGCTGCCGTCTTACTCCCGCTGGATTGAATTTTAGGAAGACAGCCCTTGAGCGCGATGATGCCGGCTGAACGATGCTGTACGCGCCTCACAATCGATGTGCAAACCAAGGCACACCGCCCAGCCAGCCAGACGATTATCAGCCTCACGCTCAAGAATTTCAACATAATACTGCGTACGGTTGCGTGCAAACCGTAGAGAAGGCGCTGACCAATCGGCCTCCAGAAAGACGCTTTAGGTTCGACCTCTAAAGCGTTGGCGATCAGTCAGCGGAGGTGATTATTCACACACATATTAGAATTTCAATAGGTGTTTCCCAGCTAGATGGGAACGCCAACTGGACCAGTAGAGCTATCGTCCTTGCGCGAGAGACCTGCCATGCATCAGTGCACATAATTGCCGAGCAACGCAGCGTATGACCCTCCTGAGGACCCAGCGAGCGCATACGCAGAGCATGACAAAGCCCCAGCCTTTCGACCGGGGCTTCCATCAGCTAGCGCTAACTGATGTCGCGTTATTTGGCCTTCTTCGCACGGCCAGCCTTCAGCCGGGCCGACCGTTCAGCCGAGTGCTTGGCAATTTTTTCCTGCAACGCCTTGTCGCCGTCGATGACTTCCTTTGCAGCGTCGAGAACCTTGATCACGCCATCCAGGTCAGGGGCACGGAAGAGTTTCGAACCAGCGATCTCGAAAGCATTGCGACCGATACGGACAACATAACCCTGCGCGTCTTTGCGGAACCACAGCGACCGTGTGTTGAGTTCCTTGCCCGCCTTGACCTGCTTTGCGTTTTCGATCTGCGCAGCAAGTTTGCCGTAGAAGATTTCCAGCGGGGTCTGACCACCAACAACACCAGTCGTTGCAGCAGCCTTGAGCAGTTCCATCGGGTTAGCCATTGTATAAGTCCTTCGCACCAGCAGCTCCATTGCTGCCGTGCTTCCCTATCAATAGCCATCGATTATTCAGGGCAACCGGAGATAAGCCGCACAAAGATCTTTCTGCCAATTCTCCGGTTGAGAGCAGTAGGTCTTCAGCTAACATCCGATAAGTTGTGACTTTGCGAGTAGCGCATCAAAATCTACTGGAGCGGCCATCTTTCCTAAGGTAGTCATGAATTAAAATTGGTGATGGTGCGCAAATGTTTTCCGAATTGATAACAAACCCAGTATTCCTTGCTATACTGACAATTATTTCATTCGTGACCGGCTCATATCAGCTATTTTTTAAGAAGCCAAAATATCTGCTGAACTACAACCTGCAAGAGGTTGAACTGGTGGGCTCCCAAACCGCCGCATTCGGTGACGCGTTGACGGTTTTGTATCAGGGAAGCGAGGTGCCTAGAGTTACTTCTTCGGAGGTCGTTGTTTGGAACGGTGGCTCGGAGCACTTGGATCGGACGAGTATTTCACAGGGCAATCCGTTGCATTTTGAGGTTCCGGCAGATTGCGTGATATTGGACTGTACTGTCGAGAAAGTCATGCGGGACGACAGCACATTTTCGGTACTGGTTACGGAAAACAGGCGACTGGCTCAGCTTGAGTTTGGATACATGAATGCCAACGAGGGCGCGCGGATATCAGTCATACACACTGGTACCAAAGGGCAACTGGAATTTGCGGGCGCCATCAAGGGCTCGCCAAAAAGCCCAAAGCGTAAAAATATTGTTTTATCTTCGAAAATGTCCGGCAAACGAGTTCCAGTCTATCTCAAAGCGAGTGCTCCTTTGCTGCTTATCGTAGTTGCGGGATCCATTGGCATGGTTCTGGAGACGCTTCGCTATCTTGGCTACGATGTCCAACCCGACTTCTTAAAACTGCCAGACGTCAGACTGTTTGTGAATTTTCTTTTTCTAGGAACGACAGTCATCGGATCGTTGGCGGTGTTGTGGGCTGCAAGGCGACCTTACCCAAGCGCATTAGACTAGTGTGGTGGAGAACTGAAATTCTCTAAAACCATATCAATTGGATGAGCAAGTATAGAGGTTTTTGTGAGAAACCTGAGGGGGGCCTATCCGGCGTTTTCCCGTAGCCGATGAAGCAGTCGGACTACCTGGCCTGTACCCCATGCGGACCCTCTCGGCGTCCGTACGCCGCGATCGTTCAGTTCACGCGCAATTGCTGCTGGTGTGTCGATGCCGCTGTCCATGAGCGTCCTAAGGACTCTTTGAAGCGATCCAGCAAAGGCATCTGCCTCTGCTACCCTTGCAGCGTTCTTGCCCCACTCCTGTCCCCTCGCCCGCTTTGCAGCTATCGCTACCTTCGTTCGGTCGGAGATCATCTCCCTCTCCTTCTCGGCCACAGCTGCCATTATGTGGAACTGGAAGTTATCAGCGTTCGGGATATCAGCCGCTTTGATCGGAACTCCCGCCTTGAGCAGACCGGATATAAAGTGGACATCGCGAGACAGCCGGTCCAACTTGGCGATGACCAGCACCGCCTTGTTATCTTTGGCTAGGTCCAACGCTGCCGCCAGCTGCGGACGATCATCCTTCTTGCCGCTCTCGACCTCTGTAAACTCCGCAATCGGATCGCAACGCGTATATTCGAGAACTGCGCGGCGCTGTGCCTCAAGCCCCAGGCCGGACTTACCCTGCATCTGGGTGGAAACTCGGTAGTAAGCAACGTACTGCATAACAACCTCTGACAATGAATGTGCGTTCTTTGTCTGTTGCCGAAAAAAGCAAAGGGCGAGCGATCTTTTCGGTTGCCCTTTCAATGGCTTGGCAGTAACGCGCGTGACGATTCCTGACCGAAAAGGTGCGGAAATATCGGGCCACGTCTGGGCGCTGGCCGGTTGATGTGTTGAGCTATCATAGTGTTGTCCGTAGAGAGTTTAAGCCGTGCGCAGTCGCTGATATCGTACTGATAAGAACTTCACGACCTTCCGTGATCGATTCAATCCTTGCCGATGTTCTGTTTTCGTTCTATCCTCTCGGAATGGTAAAAGCACCTGACTTGAACACCACGATATGCGAGCTGTTGCGGGACAAAGCCGGTGATCAGCCCATCAACTTATTGGAGATTGGGCCGACACTGGTTGTCGAAATGGGCTTCTCTCAAGAGCAGATAGTCAACGCCTTGTTCTGGCTCGTATCGCAAAAGCAGATCGAGCTAATGCCGCATAACCAGGTTCGCTTATTACTGGTGGAGAGCAAACCCTCTCGCGTTGTTCACGGATAGACATAGTAGTAAAATCTGATTCCGACGAGTTCAACTTCACGGAGTCATTATTGAACACAGCAACGGCTTATCCGCTTACTAGAACGCAGCGCATGTTAAAGGCACAACCCTTCTGCATATATTGTGGAGGTGCGACATTAGCCGAGACTTGCGAGCATTTTCCTCCACGAGTGATGTTTTACCAGAGAGACCGGCCACGAGGGCTAGAGTTCTCGTCGTGCAAGTCCTGCAATGGTGCCTCACGTAGCGCCGAGAATGTCGTCGGGTTTCTTTCGCGGGTTTATCAGTCCGAAGACGTTCGGTTTGACCGGCGTGAAATAAAGAAGCGAGCGGATGCAGCGTTCAGGCATAATCCCGGCTTAGCTGATGAAATGCACGTGGATCAGGTTGCTGCTCTACAACGGCTTGGCAATAAGGCCAATATGTTACCGACGTGGAACTTTATCAACTTGTCGGGTCCAATCTGCACAAATGCGCTCGATACGTTCGGCGTGAAACTTGGGCTCTCACTGCATTACGAAGCTACAACGAGGATCGTGCCGAAGGGTGGCGCGGTCCTGTTGAACCACTACAGCAACATCGATGCGCTGACCGGGGATATTCCCGATGGCCTTCTCCCCGCATTCGGCAATGGCGTCACACTCACGCAGGGCAAAAAGGAAGTCAGCAAACAGTTCCGCTACTCAAGCAGATGGGCGGAGGATGTTGGGACAGTGAGTATGCATTTCGCGGTCTTCCGCGAGTCCTTTGGGATCATGATGATTGTTGCCCATGATCCCGCTGACTTACCAGAGGGCTCGCAAGTGGAAGCCTTCTACGTCTGACACGGAAAAGCCCGCCGGGGTTAACAGCGGGCTCCTGTTTCTGTTTGGTGCGCGGATTAAAAGTTTGGAAGACTTCCGTGGACCATCTCACTCCTGTACGTATCCACTTTGGACAGCTGTAAGCCGACCCATCGTGTCGATATTTATCCGCCGATGACAGTGAAGCCCGATGGGATTGGCAACGTTGTTTGTCCCGGTGCAAATCGTGACGTGATCTCGCAGCCAGTGAGGAATGCAAAACCAACGGGATAAAGCATGTCCGTGCCGAGCATCGAGATATCAATGCCACCGACACCAGTTGCGGGATCGAACGGCTCGCTACCCTCAGCAGCTCCACCATTCCATAGCCCGCTGTTTCTGCGTACCCACATGCGGCGAGTATCCGCGTCGAAAGCAATCCCAACTATATCGCCGTTCTCGATCTGCCCCATATAGGCGATATCCGTACCCATGTAGCGGATAGTTCCCTCATTGCTCTGGTAGCCAATCGCGTTCTCGTCCTGACCCGGATCGATCCAGTCGGCTTCCAAGTGTGTGGCGTAGTCGATGTTCATCAAGCCGATGCCGGTGAATTTGTCGTTGCCCACGCTGTTGTGGACTGTCTCGAAATACCACTTGCCAGAGGACTTGCCAATTGCACCGCGAACGCAAGCGTTGGTGAAACCATTATCCGGCCAGTACACGGTGCGATCCGAGTTCTTCAACGCCATGCTTTTACTCATATCCGGCGCGAACCATGTCGGCGGTAGAGCCTGTCGAACACCTGGAGCGTTGATTGCCGCTTGTAGAGTTAGGCGGTAAATTCCGGCTAGTGCCGCGTAGCCTGCGTCGGTCAGGTGATTTCGGTCACTCGCATACCACGTCGTATTGTTGGCATCGGCAGCAGTGTCGAAACGAGGATCAGCGCCGAAGTCGAAGAGGCCATCGCAATCCAAGTCGGAAAGCGCGTATGCGCGAACCCACGTGTTGAACTGAACATCAGCGACATTCCAACTCTGATAAGGTGCATCGCCTTCATTGCTGGCGATCATCGAGCCAACGATACGGCGTTGATAGCCACGGCGTTTTGCCGCGACGAGTACACGACGCAGGTTCACATAAGCCTGACGGTCATTGTATCCCTGTGAGCGATCATTTGCGCCGAGCATGACACTGAACACATTCATGTCCTTCGTCTCATCGAATGCAGCACCACCGCGATCATCAAATTCATCAGCTACGTTCTGACCAGTGTAACCGCCCGTAGCGATGTTACTCAAGCTGTAGGTTGGACCAGCTGCCAGTGTCGCGACTGCAACGGGCGGATATGCTTTCGATTCATTAGATGTCAAAGCACCTGCTGTGAGAGAATCACCTTCTGAAACGATTTTGATGAACTGAGCGGGCTGTGCGATTGGGCCGACTTCGCTTGAGGTCGCCAATGTCGAACCGCCGAGGTTGGTTGCGGTGACACGGAAGGATACCAGTTTGCCCTTATCCGCGTTGTCCAGCACGTAAGTCGTGTCTGTTGCGCCGCTAATAACAACCCCATCACGGAGCCATTGGTAGGTAAGGCTTGGGCTGTTCGTCCATGTACCAGCCGAGCCCGTCAACGTCTTCGTGACCTGTGCTAGACCGGAGATCGATGGAGCTACCGTGTTCGCTGGAACATTCTGGGAAACCGGTCCTACACTCGGAGTGAAGGCGTCGCTCGATCCCACAACGTTTGTCGCGGTCACTCTTGCATAGAAGGTCGAACCGTAGTCCTCCGCAAGCAGAGCGAAGACGTTGGCTGTTGCGCCGGATAGCGCCGTGCCGTTCTTAAACCACTGATACGCGTAGCTCGACGGGCTATATGCCCATGTGCCGGTTGAGGTCATCAACGTGGAACCGACAAGCGTATTGCCGCTGATCGTCGGGACAGCCGTGTTCGCGGGCTTCTCCGTGACCGGCTTAGCCGTGACCGCTGCCGTTGCAACTGATGTGCTACTTGCAGAACCGAAACTGTTGGAGGCCGTGACCGTGACAGTGATGGTCTTGCCGACCTCTGCGTCGGTGAGATCGTAAGTGCGAGAAGTTGCGCCGGAAATGTTCGTTCCCGCCGCCTTCCATTGGAACACATATCCGCTTGGGCTCTGTGTCCAAACGCCGAATGTCGTTGTGAGCGTGCTGCCGCTCTGTGGTGTGCCGCTGATAGCTGGCGCAGTCGTCACAGTGGGGGCCGCTGTCGGTGGAGCCGCTGGGGTTGTCGTACCTTGGGGGCTCAGCGAGAATGAAAAGCCGAAACCCATATTATCGTGTCACCTGATATCCGCGAACCTTGACCGAGGTCGATGACGGCGCACGTGCGTAAATCTTGTCCGTCGCGTTCAGGGTAAAACTGATCGAGACATCGCGGGCGCGGTCGAAATGCAAGAAATCGTCTGATCCAGCTGTGGGAAGCGCCTGCGCTACGGCCAGGAATACGCTGGTGCTGTTGGGATCGAGTTGAATGCCGCAGCTTGCGATGGTCGTGCCATCAACGATCTGCGTCCATGCGGAATTTGTAGCTGTTGCGGAGAATGTGTTTGTGACGGCCATACGGGCACTCCTTTGTGGATTGTCCCGTATTTAGTGGATATCGCCCATACCGAGTGGTTTGCTGTTGCTAATGCTCAAATATGCGCTCATAGGTCGACTGTCAGCTCGTGACTGACAACGAGATCGTCCGATGCCGAACCCCAAAACCCGTCATCGGACGATCTTGTTAAAGGAATGAAGTTATTAAAAGCGCTGCGCTTCCGAGGATAGTGACGGCCGCCAATGCGGTTGCTAGCAGCAAAAACTCGACTGGCTCGTCCGCAAAAAAGTATTCGCTCTTCTGATGCTCCATGATTGCGCTCCCCGCTCAACCGTCTGAATCGAATCCTTAAAGCAGATTAACCTCTGATGGTATTTTGGCAAGCCTACGCGTGGCACATGCGCAGTGCGAGACTAAATGTCGGTTTCTAGGTCGCCGTGTCCGTTGAGGACCAACTCGCCGTTGTCGTTGTGGTAAGGGATGAAATCCGGTTCTCGCCCAAGCAGCTCATGCGCTGCAAGTTCAGCTGAATATTCGGCGAACCGTGCTTCAATCCAAGCGTTCGTATGACCGTTCTCGCGAAGATGTTTGAGGGCGTTGAAAACAGCTTGCTTCTGTCGAAGGGTCATATGGGCTCTCATCCGTCGTTGTTGCGGTCGCGGGAGACCTCCCCCCGCGCCATTTGCCCAAACGTGTGTCGTTTTGTAAAGCAACATTAATCGGACACTTGCCTCGCCAACGAACCCGCCCACTTTTTGCTGCCAGGACGCCGTCCGTTACGACTGAAGGTTGGCTCGCGCGGCACCTCCGTAAGCGAGTTTGAGGAGCATCGCGGCCTTGTCGTTGTCGCTCATTAAGATTTCAAATTTGACGACACCGGAACCGTTCGTGTCGATCCGATACCCTGCAAAGTGGGGGCCGTGCTTCGCGATTAGAAGGTCTAGGATCGTATCGTTGAGGCTTTTCTGCGGGGCCGCATCATCCTCGAAACCATGCTCCCAATCGGCCAATGCCCAAGCGTTGATGAACGCGGAGAACTTGCCGGTCTCTTGTGGGAGCCATCGCGTCGTCTCATCCTCTACGAAAGCCTGCATCTCACCGTGAAAGGTGGTCGAACCGAAGTCGTGAACGAAGGTGACGCTCATGCCGCACCTCCCGCTTTCGCAAAGGCCTTCTCGGCAACCGGGAAACTCATGCCGATGATCCGCTGCTTTGCCATGAAGTCGATGCGCGCTTTCATGGCCGGTCGTTCTTCCTGGGAAGCCTTCATTGCCTCCCAGCTGCGGTCCTGAAACCAATCGGCCCATATTGCATCGTCGGCGGCCATCTCTTCCGAGGTCATGTTGTCGCGGGTGAGTTTCCAAAGACGTTGCACCTGGAAACAACGCTGCTTCAAGGTCCAGCGGATTTCAGTGATCACGCTGCCAAGCCTTACTTTCAAAGTCCAGTAAGGCCAGACGGTCAGACTTTTCGCAACGAATTGAAGTTTCATGCCCAAAGGCAAATCGGACTGGATCACGGTGAGTATGTTGATCATGCCTCACCTCCATCGCGCTTCTTCGAGAACGAGCGAATGTAATCGCAGAGGTGAGCGCCGACGCCAAAGATCATGAAGGCAGTCACGAAAAGATCGGAGAAACCGAACAAACGGAACAAGCCTGCGATACCGGCAGTCATCGCGAAGATGAAAAGAGAGTTGGTCACCGACATTATCAAGCCTCCTTCGCCGGAATAGCGATCTCGTCGCAACCGACAGCCGCGAGGATCTGATTGATTGCCGTCAGTTGCTTCACGCTGAGGTCTTCACCAGCACGGCCACGGACATATTTGTGGGGCTTGGCAAGTTTGCCGATAACGCCCTCAAGCACTTCACGCAGCGTGGAGAACTTGCGCAGCTGCGAACCCCAAACGCCGCTGTTCCTATCCAGGATCAGGTTCAGGCCGACATAGATGGTCGGATCGTCCTTATTCGTGCGGGCCTTGTCGAGAATGTCGATGGCGCTGCGCAGATAGCTATGCTCGGCATCGGAAAGCCTGACGTACTGGACGTTGGCGCGGGTCGTCTTTGATGGACGATCGATCAGGGTTGAAGTGGCAACTGCATCGCTGGTTGCGCGGATCGTCGCTGCGGGCGTTGTCTCGAATAGGTTTGTGTCTAGGTCTTGCATAGGAGTTTTCTCCTTCTTGATTAGATTGTTGCGGCGCGCTTAGCCGCCCAATATGCGGCTCGCTTCTCGGCCATTTTTGCTTTGGTCTCGGCGCTCATCACCCTGCCCTTTCGAGCAGCGCTTATTTTGGCTTTGGTCTCATCAGATCGTGTCTGGCCAGTGTTGGCCTGCTTGATACGCTCTTTCGTTTCTTCGGAATGTTTGGTGCCGGTGCGGGCTAGGGCAATCGCGTCCTTTGACGCTTGCGTGTGGCGGTCACCCTTTTTGAAGTGTTGATTACGGCGGCTCTGTTCGCGGTTCACAAACACCGCTGTCTCACCATTGAGGACCCCGCCGGCCTTCGACGGGCGATCTTTCCAGGTCAGAACGTATCCGGTCGTGCTCTCCATGAAGCGCTTGAATGTTCCGGCCTTTAGCTCGCTTTCCATGCGTTGGCGGCGAGCCTTAGTGATCAGTGCGAGGTACTCATCGAACGTCAGCTCGAAGCGATTGCCCGCAGCGACTTGGCGGCGTTGCGAACTCTCGTACATGCGGCAAAGAATAGTCATCAGCGGTTTGCTGATCTTCGTGCCTTGGAAATCGGATTGAATAGAAGCGAGGACATCTCGCGGATTGAAATGCATTGTCATCATAAACTCCTGTGGCAGCACCAAATCCCAACGGCTGCATTCACAATTCTATTTATGCTCGGACGCTAATCGACGCGTCCAAAGACTAAAAACCCGGACCAACAGTTGGGCTGCTAATCCGGGTCGGAGTTTGATGGTCTGCCTTTCGGCATTCTATTTATGCTGCTGGCGCGCTAGCAGCTGGTATCAATCCTTGCGCGACAAGGCTACTGACATACGCTCGTGCGATCGCCGCGTACTCCATTTCGTCTGCCGTCTCCCTCGATTTTAACTGCTCGTACAATGCCTCCTTTAGATCTGGATCACTGGCTTCATTGGCGAGGGTTAGGAGGTCATGCAGCTTACGCAGTTTCTCGTTGCGCCGTTCAAGTAGTTCCGAGCGGTTCAAATCTATAGTCATCTCGGTGAAACGAGCTATTGAGCTGTCCGGTAGCGGCAGGATTGTCGGACCCTGGATATAAAAAAGATCTTCAGGATCGTGTATATACGGGTCAACGAGGTTTTCTTTGATGCCCTTGTTAGTGTTGCAAATCCTGCATGCGATCGTGAGATTCTCCCATCGGAACCGATGCTCGATGCCAAGTTTCTTGGGAGTTACATGTTCGATATCGCCATAGTAGACGTGGCCGAACCTACTCTCACAGTAGGCACACTTTCTATGGGTTTCAGCAAGCAAGGCCGCTTTGATATCGTCATGGCGGTAACGGTTCAGTTGTGTATCGGACGGATTTGTTCCTGCCGCTTCGTGGCCGCGAAGGATACCCTCCCATTCGGCTATGTTATCTGTGATGACCTGTGGCTCATCGCCCTTCTGAATCTTTATCATGGTTTCGTCGCGAGCATTCTAACAGCGTCTGTAAAGTATTCGCCATAACCGAGGGCGGCTAGGTCACTACGAACGGAGTCCAAGGTTTCCGAAGTGATCTTCACCCCCCGATAACGTTCGATAATCTCTTTCAGCTCAATCTCTACCCATTCAGGCATGGTGACAGGAACGCCCAACACCTCACGAAAAACATCAGATGCGCTTGCGGCTTTGTTTGTGCGGGCTAGGTGCTCGCCCACCACTGTACGTCCTGCTGCTAGCCCCACGTCGGGCGACAGAACCTGCGCACCGTCTCCACCGGTTTGTTGATAGCGCAGGACAAACACATGTGAGTCCTTTACGGAGGACACCATGAAAGGGCTGTGGGTTGCAACAATGAACTGACCGCCAGGAAATGCCTTCAACAGACGCCTCAGTAGAGTCCGCTGCATCGAGGGATGTAGATGATTCTCAGGCTCATCCATCAGCACCACGTAAGCGCTCTTACCCTGCGAAAACATGTGGATTCGCCACGCCACATCAATGATCGCCATGATACCGCCGGACGAGGCATCAATCATGAAGTCGCCTGTGTCAGTGACTAAAACCACCTCAGGGGGGCGGATCGCAATCTCCCGAAACCCAAGACTTTCTGGTAGAAGTTCGCGCAGAGTATGGTTAAAACTCTCGAAGGTGCTCCGTAGTGCAAGATTGCCACCTCCGATTGTAGCGTTTCCCTCGCCAAATATGCCCATCGAGATCAACGCTTCTTTCATTCGAAAGATCGGTGTGCTTCCGCTGTAACCGCCGTTGAACCTGGTTAACATCTCTTGGTTGTACAGCTGGAACGAGTGACTGGCCGTCATCGGCTGCATGCTTATCGTGCCCACTGGTGTATAAGTCGGATTAGGCCGATGAGAATCGATAAGCATCCCCTCGACTGCCTGGGCATTCGAATGATAAATGTCGGTTTGCCAAACGTTGCTCTCTCGAAGCGCGAGCGTCGACTTACTGTCGTTAGAATAGGTTATCGAACCGACGGCATTATGAGTGTGATTTCGGGCTTCCATCTGCCTTAAGAAATCTTGAATTACGCCGTTTCGATATGAAAGCGTCCCGTCCTCGGATCGGAGCGGGATTGAAAGATATTGCCTAGCCCATCCCAGCTGCTGCGACAGCAGACTGATCAGGGTGCTTTTGCCCGCTCCATTGGAACCAGTAATTACAGTTAAGCGTGGATGGAAATCGATTTGTACGCTTTGAAACTGCCTCCATAGCCCTACTTCAAGTCGTTTGAAAATAATGTCGCTCACGTACTTCCCTCTGTCACTCGCTTAAGTAAGTCTCCTCAGCACAACGCAACCATTGTTAATGCGGAGACTGGGAAAATGAAAGGGATGGTTTCGATGTCGCAATAATTAGAACATTAGCGCCATAGTATATTAAACGCAGCAGCACGAAGAAGTAATAAGAACATTACATCCATCTACTACGTAGTAGTAGATAGACGCAACGCCCCTACTACATCTCCGTACTTCAACGGCGACGGCGTCGTCCACCGCGTCTTTTCGTTTCACTCAAAGCCGCTTGTCCGACTGGTCGCGAGGGCTGACGCCCTGTTTCCTTTGGAACCTGCTGGTTCCACAGGGCTTGGGTTATTCCGTCTTTGGTTGGTTTTCAGGCTTCCTTCGGAAGGAAGAGAGTTCCGCCCGCCGAAATCGGACGAATTTTAACGGCTAAATGAGGGCGGGAGGGGCATTCGTCAGCATGCTACCCCTCCCGTGTGCCGAGCGTCACAACAGGCAAGACGCTTGGGGGGTCGGCATGTGCTCTTACCAACGTCGAACTCGAAAGTTCCCAGCTGGTGGCTACTCCTTTTGAGGTAGCCTATCGTTCCTCGGCCAGCACATGCAGGATAACGTCTTCGCCGCGCATGTAGGCTTCGAACACCTCATATTCCGATGGCAGCATGTACGGGGTCCATTCCGCGATGACTGGGCTGACGCTGTGGCTATGGCCCGGCATGAACGTGAAGGTCGTCGGATGCGACACGCCGCTTGCCGAGACAATGCCGTTCAGCTGGTTGAAGACCGCATAGGCATGCTGATGCACCGCCAGCCGCGCCGTGTATTCCTCGCGGTTCTCAGCCAAGCGGGCCATCATCTTCTTGAACAGGGTGAATGCAGCGGCATCGTTGCGGGATAGTTCGGTCATGGGAATTCGCTCCTTCTTGTTGTGTTGCCGTATTTACCGGCTCAAAGAAAAACCCCTTCCCTCGGAGCGTTGAGAGAAGGGGCCGTACCGTAGTTATGGAGTGTAAGGGCCGGCTTAAAGCGCTCACAATCTATTTAGCTGCTCGCGAAAGGCTCGACCTCACGCCGAACCCGTTTGAGCAGCCATCGCATATACGACGAATTATTTAGCCGCGCACACTTCCAAGAATATTAGAATATGCTACTTTGGTGTTGGTTCTGCCTGGACCCAACCCGACGAGATCCGCTGACGCCCCAATGCAGCGGACTTCTTTACCCTCGGCATAAATAGAGGGTGACAGTTGCTTGCATGGCAGTTCTCATATTTTCCTTTGACCCTTCTCGTGCTTTGTCTCCCGGGAAGGGTTTTTTCTTGTCCGCAAAACAAAAGAGGCCCGCTGGACAGAGCGGGCCTAAGTTAGTGGTATCAATTTGAGGAGTGGCCCGATCGGCCAATCTCGTTCTACGACGTAACCCTTAAAGATCTACTATCCGTTGTGCCGCCCGTGCAGCTATCGTGTATTCGGACAGAGGGCGAGTGGCACGGAAATGAAGATCACGTTCAATCCTCAATCCCCACGGCCCTTTGATGCTCTCTAGTTCCTCGACGCTTACATACCCGAGTTCGGGCGTTCCATGGCCCACGTCGCAAAGCCCAAAGCAACGGCCGTCTGGTTCCATTTCCGTGACCAGCCACGTCGCGTTTGCCCACGGCGTGAACCATTTCACCACCGGGATATGATCAGCTTCGCGTGCTTCAACATTGTTGCGGATCAACTGCGCACGTAGTTCCGGGGTCAACAGTATCATACCGAAGCCATCCCCTGCACTTCCACCGAGAACTGCTGCTCGATCAGCTTGCGCTCTGCACGCCATTCCTTGACGCTCTGGAAGATCGCAGTGAACGACTTACCATCGATCTTGCCCCAAACTTTGAATTCCGATTTCGCTTCTACTTGCATTTGTCTGCTCCGTGTTTTCAACTTACGCGAGCACTCTATTTCCAATGTCCTGGAATGCGAGCAAAGACTGCCAAAGGGTTCAACTCTTTTCAGATGCTTTATGCTGCTGTTTTCACTGCATAAAATTAGGATTTGCGCCCCAATCCAAATTATGCACAATACACACGTTGCGCACCCGCTTCGTCGTGTAAAACAGCACATACGGCTTGGCCGAATAGGGATCGCGCAGCACCCGCACGCCCGTGCGGTCGACCACCAGATAGCCCGCGCGGAAATCCCCGAAGGCGATGGCCATCGCATTGGCGGCAATGTCGGGCATGTCCTCCGCCTCGACGACGGGGAAGCCGACGAGCGAGGCGGCCTCGCCTGCGGTTGCCGGCGGCTGCCAGAGGTAGCGGCCTTCAGCGTCCTTCAGCTTGCGCACCTCGGCCTGGGTCTTGCGGTTCATCACGAAGTTGGCGTTCTGGCGGTGGCCGGCCTTCAGCGAATAGATCGTGTCGATCAGCGTGTCGGAGGCGCCGGTCGCCTTGAAGCCGCCCGCGGCACCGGTAGCGATATAGCCGAGATTGCCCCAGCTCCAGGCGCTGTCGGCGACGGCCGTGTAGGCCAGCAGCCCCTTCGGCTTGTTGATGCCATCGCCGGCGATGAAGGCCGCACCTTCCTGCTCGGCGAAGACGGTATCGACCTCGCTCGAGATCCAGGCCTCGATATCGACGGCGGCATCGTCGAGCAGCGCCTGGGTGGCGGCCGGCATGGCGTAGAGTTCCATGGTCGGGAAAGAGAGCTCGGCAAGCTGGGCGCCTGATGTCTGCGGCCGCGCCGCGGTCTCGGCCACCCAGCCCGACGCCATGCCGGAGATCGCGAAGGGCTTCTTCAGCACAGCACCGGAGACCTGGCGCACCGTCGCGATCGAGCGGATCGGCGACACGACGGAGAGGCGGCGGCCGAAGGCGCTGTCGGTCTCGTCGGGCACGAGATAGCCGCCGTCGGCGCCGGAGCCCGATGACATGGCCTTGGCCTCGATCTCGCGCAGGCCGGCCTCGTCGCCGCGGCGGATATACTGCTCGAAAGCCTGCTTGTGCTCGGTGATCTCGGCGCCCACCGATGCGGTGCGACCGAGCGGCGGGCGGGCCTTCTTGAGCGCCAGCTGGTCGAGCACCTTCTTCTGCTCGTCCATCACGCGGCTGATGCGATCCATCTTGTCGCGGGTGACGACGTCAGATGTCAGCTTCTGCTCGATCTCGCCGAGCCTGGCATCGTTGGTTTCCTTGAAGGCCTCGAAGGCTTCCATGAACTCGTCGAAGGCAGCGGTCATTTCCGGCGCGGCCTTGATTTCGGGGGCGGTTTTATCGGCAATCTGCGTGTTGGTCATTGCGGGATCATCCTTTTGTGAAGGGTCTACTTGAAGGTGTCTTGCAGCATCATCCGGGCGGCCCGGCGCATGGCGCGGACGAGCTCGGTCTCCTTGTCGCGGAACCACCGCGCATTCTTGATGTTCTGCACGCGGGCGGACGGCAGCATGGGGAAGGTCACCACCGAGATCTCCCAGAGGTCGGCCTCGAGGATGCGGCGCACGCCTGACTTGGCGTCGGTCTTGGCGCGGACGGTGCGAAAGCCGATCGACAGGCCATCGAGCGCGCCGTTCTTCAAAAGCTGGTGCACCTCGCGGGCGCGGCTGACGCCATCGGCGAGCACGCCCTCGACATAGAGCCCGCGACTATCTTCGCGGATCGTCTTCCAGGCGCCGATCGGCTCGGCCGGGTCATGCTGGAAGAGCATGCGCACGCCACCGGCGCCGCGTGTCTTCAGCGACCGCAGAAAGGCCCCGCGCTCGATCGCATCCTTGCCGAGATCGACCTCGCCGAAGACGCTGGCATAGCCCGAAAAGGTGCCGTCGCGGCTGAGGCCGCGCAGCTCCAGATTGGCGAACTTGCGCGTATCCGCGCCGGGAATGGCCCGGGTGGACAAGCGCGTGGGAGATCGCGCCAGCGCGCGGCTTGCGGTCATGATCATGCTCCTCGTTTCATGGATATTTGGCCGGCCAGCTTACCGGTTGCGCGCGCCGTAGCGGCCGGCGATGCGCTGGAGAATGCCGAGGCCCCACCAGGCGCAGAGGCTGGAGGCGGCCGAGCCCGACAGCATCACTTCGACAGCAGAGAGCCGATCGACCAGATCCAGCCGCTCGGCGATCCAGATCCCCGTCGGGCCGCCAAAGACGATGCCGCAGGAAAGCCCGGTAAAAAACCGGCTCGCCGCCTCGCGCCGGCTCTTCGGCAGCAGATAGATCAGCGACACGGCGGCACCCGCCGACGCGCCCAGCGCCCTGGTCGCCCAGAGGCTGGTATCGTTGGAGAAATCGGCCAT